GACGCCTTGCCCAAGGGCTTGTCGATCACCGTGACCGGGAGCGGCGCAGGGCGCGTGCCAACTCCAATTCGAGATTAAGTGGCTCCGACGCCTACTCCGTAGAGCCTGGCCGTGATCACTGCGCCGGCCGACGCAGATGCCTCGATTGCCTCGCCGAACGCACGCCCGCTGGTTCCAGTGGCCCAAGGGACGGCTACTCCAGCAAGCGTCGATGAGTTCATGAGGACACTACCACCGACGATCGAGCTCGATCCGCTAACGATCTTCGTGATACCCGCGAATGCGATGTCAGACGCTTGCCCGCCAGCCGGCTTATTCTGGAGCACGCCGTAAATCGTGGTATTGGCGGTGGAGAGGTTCTGGAACGTCGTCGAGCAGAACGTGACGATGCGCGCCGAGCTCAGCGTAACAAGCAGGAACTGCCCGCTACCGCTGGGCCCTGCAAGCGTTGTCCCGGTGATGGTCGAGTTGCGGGCGTCTGTCGTTGTGGACAGCGTACACTGCGCGCCGTCCTTGAGCCAGACACCCTCCGTGGCCATCTTGATCTTGTCGAGCACCGCCGCGAGGGATCTCAGAGATTTCGAGCTCGGCACGAACCGCTCGGCGACGCGTGGCCTGCGGAGAATCGCATTGCGGCGACCCTCGTCGAGCCCCAGCAACGCCAAGGCTTGATCGATTTTTTCTCTAGTGACGGCCATGGCTATCCCACTTTCCCCTTTAGAGGTCAGGCTGCGCGGTGAATCTTGGCCATGCGCTCATCGCGCTCGCGCGCCGCAAGCTCGCGGTTGGCCGGATCCGACATGACCTTGTCGAACGCCTGGGCCTCGGTGAGGTCCGGCTTGGTCTTGCGCAGCTCGGAAGCCTTCGCGGTGAGTTCCGCCATGGCGCTGCCGTCGCTTCCCGCCGCCGTGCCTTGGGACGTGCCGAACTCGGCGAACACCTTGCCGGTCTTCTCCATCTCCTTCGCGGCCTTGGCGATCTGCTTGCACTGGTCTTCCCAGGCTTTCATGGCATCGCGGTCGCCGCGCCGCGCCTTCATCAAGACCTCGCCCGCGTTCGACGCGGTCATCCCGAGTTCCTTGGCGTCCTTCTTGGCGACATCGAGCGCCCGCTCGTCCTCGATCGCCTGAAGCCGCTTCTGCAGCGCCTCGTTGTCGGACCGCATCTGCTTGTAGATCGGGTCTTCCTCGTAACGCTTTTTCGTCTTGTCCATCTCGCCGTCGCGCTCGTCGGGCGACATCGCCTCAAACTTCTTCTTGTCGGTGTCGGACAGGCCGTCGTGGAATGCCTTGTGCTTGGCCGACATCTTGGCAATGACGTTCTCGCGCTGGAGCTTGGCGATCTCCTCGTCGGCCTTCGTCTTCACCTCGCCGACCGCTTTCGCGACAGCTTCATCGATGATCTTCTGTACCGCGGGAGAGACGGTCGTGTTCGTGGTCATGATCTTCCCCATTTCGTCATCGTCATCATCGTCCGCCTCTGGGTCGATGTTTTGGAGGTACTCGCAGAATTGCTCATAGCTGTCCGCTATGGCCTTGGCCTTGTCGCCAGCGTCGGCATCGTCGTCCTGGACGATCGAGCGGACCGAGCACTCGAACGCGTACAGCGCTTGGCGCACGCAGGACAGCAGGTCTTCCGCGTCCTCGCTCGCTTCGACGACACCCTGCGCATCCTCGAAGTCCATCGCGCCTTTGGCGATGCGGTCTGCGACGAGCGCGAGCACCTTGCCGATGGTGCCGCTGCGCTTGCTCCAAGATTCCGGGAGCACGTCGGTGGCGCCGAGCGTCTTGGCCCGCGCCTTGATGTGGGCCTTGGCCTTCGCCGGGTCTTTGGCACGACCGATGGCCTGGATGGCGTTCTTGAGGTCAGACTTGTTGTGGATAGGAAAACTGCCATCAGGCAATGCAGCCCCGCTCTCGGCGGCGGAATCGCGCTCGGCCTGCGTGAACTCGCGCTTAAGGTAGGCCAGCGCCGCATCGGGAAGGTCAGCGCCGAACGAGATGGGCTTGTTGTAGATGCCCGGAACGCCGTCGCGGTGCTTGCCGGCATCGCGCTTGGTCAGCACGACCCTCACGCCGCGGCCCGCGCCGGAATCAACGCTGCTGACATCGTCAATGCGCAGATTTCTCAAAATCTTCGCCATGCCAATGCCTATTACGGCTGGCACTTTTCGGTGTATATTCCCCGTTGTCGGGTGCCAATCATTCGCCGAGATGAACCAATCGATGCCAAACGGACCGCAAGTAACGTTGCTCTCGCTCAAAATCGGCAAGTTGTTCGTTGCCGAGCCGCACCGCCGCCGATGGAACTACCAGATCGCCAAGGACGTCGGCACCGACCCCGCGAACAGCCACGGCATCCTGGCAGACATGGAACGCCGAGGCTGGATCAGAGGCGTGAAGGAATATGACAACGGCAGCATGGGCCGGGCGGCGCGCAAATTATACGGATTGACAGGCACCGGAGCCGAGGCAATAGGAGCGCTGCTTAAGCCCCTTCAGTTGGCGTCGTCATAGATGATTGCGGCGGCCCGTTAGATTGGAGGTCTCTGCCTACATGGAGAGATTGAGCCAAGGGTGACTTTGGCTTACCAACGGGCCACCGGAGTCATCCGTCTGCCGTCCGCTTGTAGCAGCGGATTTTCGGCACACCGCCCCTCTCAACATAGTACCAAACCACCGGATTCCCCGTCGGGTTCTGTCCGCCGCGGATGATGACATCCTCTGGCACATCCATCCATTCGGTGCGCGCTTGAATGCGGTTCGCCGTCTCGCCGACTTGATGGGCGTAGTCGTAATAAAAATAAGTGAACCGCGTTTGCAGATGGCCCGTTTCTGGGTCGCGCTGCTCATCGGCCTGGGTGCCATCGGCGTCATCGCAGCACGGAACCCCGCCTGGAGAGCGCTGGGCCTTGAACCACTCGCTGATTGCAGGATCAACTTGCGCATACTGACCCGGGTAGAGTTCTCGGGCATAGGCAAGTGTTGCCACCGTGAGCAGAACCAGCGCGATGGCCACGATGATGAGCGCGTTGATGATGCGGTCGATCATCGTGTCGGTTCCTTTGTGACGCGTTCAATGGCCGCAAGATAGAGTGCGGCGTCTTCTAGAATCTCATTCACGAACGTCGGAACATCCTTCTTCTTTTCATCGAAAAACTTGCGCATCACAGGAATGCAGGAAGGCTCTTTCGAGAACTTCTGCTCGGCTCCAACCAATCCTCCACGGATGCAATGCTGGCGCCACATCACGGCCGCCAAATAGATGATCCGATCCTCGTCGCTGTATTCAGGCATCAATAGCCTCCCTCATGGTCAGCGCGCGATCTACCGCACGAACAGCATCAGCGATGATCTCGGCGCCAAGAAGACGAATGACGCGGAAACCTTGGCCTCTGTGAAATGCATCTCGCTGCGCATCATGCTCAGCAGCTCCCGGCCTTGAATGCCAATATTCTCCGTCGCATTCAATGATGGTCTTTTGTTCTGGCAAGAAAAAATCCACGCGGTAAGGACCGATAAATTTTTGCTGCGAGAATGCGACGCCTCGACGCCTCAATTCACTGGCTACTGATCGTTCGAGGCTTGAAATTGTGATGTCCGCTGAAGCGGCGTGACCGGCAGCTATCCATCCGCGCAAATGTTCAGCTTTTCTGACCGGAGATACCGACTTCCAGTAGCGCAGCAAGCCTTCGCTCGTTCGTTGCGCATGAAGCTGCTTAAATGCTGGATCAGAATGCCTCTGCCGAGACAGACCTGAGAGTTTCACTTTCATTTCTGGGCGAGCATGGGCCGTGCGAATTGATGCATTTCTTCGCGCTATGATCGACTGATCTCTTAGCGATTCAAGCGCCGCCGTTGGGCGTCTTCCTTTGAGAGATGCATATGGTTCGGCAGTGGGATCACCGCGTTTTTTCCACCGCTGCCAATGCAGATAACACCAGCCTCTAGCGCGAGCGCGCCTGCCACAGCCATCGATAGAGCATATTTTTAAAGGCTTTCTTTGTCCACCTCCGGGCAACACGATCGAACAATCTCCGTGTTTCCTATGTCTCTCGTAATGCATCGAACACCAGCCTCGCGATCTGGCCGGCTTCTCACACCCATCTATTTGACAAATCATACTTCTTCTCGAATTGCCTTGCCGCCTATACTGAATTCTGGAAGCGTTCCTGATTTCACTTTGGCCCATGTTTCCGGACAATCCACGCGAAAACCGACGAACCATCCTACCATCCCCAGGTCAACGTTGAGAACGGCCTGCTTCTGCAGCGTGAAAACCATCGATTCGACGAGGCGCCCGACGCCGGCCCGCTCGTGCATATCGCCCTGCTGGCGGCAGTAGAGCACGTAGTCATAGGCCGCCTTCTCTAGCTCGTCCTCCGGGATGATATCCCCCTGCTTGTCCACGACGTCTTCCCCGCCGACGGAAGCGATCGAGGCCCAACCGAAGACGAGTTGCTGATCGTCGACCTTCGCAACAACATCGAACGGGATGGACCAGTCCTCTTCTTGGCCCTTGCGCATCCCCTCGACGTCACCGAGCACGTGGCCGCTGCAGCCAACCTTGTGCCATTGCCCCATCTCGACGCCACACTCCGGGCACTTGACGACGGCGCGGAACCTCTTGTCGACCTCGACGGCATTGTCCTGCACCGTCAGGTCGGCGAACCTCACCGGCGCAGTCTTCCGCCCGGTGAGCAGATGCGCCGCGAGGCGGTGGTGGCCGTCCGCGATGATGTTTCTGCCGTTGAACCTGACGACCACTGGGAGCTTGTCAGGCTCATTGTCGGCCATGCTCTGAACCTTGTCGGGGTCGACGCGGTTCTGGATGGCTACTAGCGAGTTCAAGCTGATCGTTTTGACCGGCAGATCATCCTGGTCGGTGAGCGCGGCGAGGAACCGCGGCGCCTGATCGGAACGCAAGTCCGCGAGCGCATCCTGGGCCCACGGGAAAGGCGTCTTGGCCATGCTGCTGTCGCCGTCCAGCGGGTAGAGATGCAACGCGACGTTGATGCCGTCGTCGTCGCCCTGCTTCGCGACCGCGTTCTCGTCGTCCTGCTTGCCGGCGAGAGCGTCGACGTCGACGTCGAGCTCCATCACCGCGCCTGGCGGTTCGCCCTTCTTTGTGAACTCCTTGAGGTCGATCGAGTGGTCGCTCGGCTGGCCAGCCTCGTCCCATGCGTTGAACAGCCGCTCGTTGCGGTGGTGGGTCACGATGACGAGCTTGTTACCGCCGGCCTTGCGGATCGCCTCCGCCAACCCGGAGAAAGCGCGCTTCCTGAAATCGTTGAAGCTTTCTCCTTCTGGTACCGGTTCATCTGGCTTGTTCTCGATGTACTCGGCGATCTTTGGCATGGCATCCTTGGTGCTCTTACCCGTGAACTTGCCGAGGTCCCACGGCCGCAGCTTTGCGCTGAACGTCGGCTTGACGCCAATGATGTCGCCGATGATGCCGGCGGTCTCCTTGGCCCTCTCCAGGTCTGACGAGACGATGGCCTCCACGCCGCCGATCTTATCGAGTTTGTCGCCGGTCCGGCGCGCCTCATCGCGCCCTTCCTCGACGAGCGGAACGTCCAGCCACGACCTGATGCGGTCCTGGGACGTGTCCACCTCATTGTTCATCTTGGTCTTGCCATGGCGGACGACGAGGACGGTGACGATCTTGCCAGTTTTCGTCTTCTTCTTGCCAACGGCATCACCATCGTCTGCGGGCTCAACGATGCGAGCGCCGCCCTTGATCTCGGCGATCGTTGTCAGGAAATCCTTGCGGCGGCGCCGACGCCCCTCGTTGCCGAGCGCTGTCGTGGCATGAACGTCGCCGGCGGACGGCTGCTGTTTAGCCACGGCATCCGCGGCCGTGTCATCGGGGTTGAACATGTCCCTCAGACGCTGAGACAGGTCGGACCGCTCATAGAGCTGGCAATAACCGCTTGGTTGGATGTCTTCAACATCAGTGCACTCGGACGGAGGAACGAACATGCTACAGGACGAGCACTGCTTGTCGCCGAGCGGGTGGTCCTGGTAGCCAGCCTTGACGTGGTTCTTCAGCTTGGCGATGCGAGTCTCGGTCTTGCCAACCTCGGTGATCGCCTCTGTGAACGTGAGCATCTCGCTTGCCTCCCATGGCGGGGAGGATTGCTCTACACCGAAAAGCCGCTCTCGTCGAGGTATCAGGGCCTAAAACACGTCTCGGGCCGACAAAATACCGCCATGGCTAACAGAATTAACGTCGTCATCACGCACCTCCCTGCCACGAGAATCCAGACGGCCCGGTGCCTGTCGTGAACAAAGTCGTGCGTCCTGTTCCATCAATATTGATGGTTCCCACACCAGTAACCTCTGGTGGGGTGAAGCTGTATATCGGCAGCGTCGGTCTCAAAATTTTGCTGCTGTCCGGCGACCAAGCGGGGTCATCTCCGGGTACGAGCAATCGCTGATTGCTGCCATTGCTATCCATGAGCCATATGTTCCAAGTGGCAAAAATCTCAAGGTCGGTCGATGTCGGCCCGCTGGTTCCATTCCGCAAACCTGCACTCAAATTATTGTCGCCAACACCCTGAAAATACGCAATGGTCCTGAAATCCGGAGACCACACAGGGGCTTTCTGCTCAATAGGGAAACCTGTGGTCGGATCGGTCGTCGTATGTGTCATCTGAGTCATGATGGTGCCGTCTGCACTCATCACCCAGAGATTGAAGGTTCCGCTTCTATTGGACGAAAACGCAATGTGCTGGCCATCTGGTGCGTAGGTCGGCGCGAGGTCGATGAAATTTCCAGATGTAATTTGCTTTTTCCCGGTCCCATCCACCTTCATGGTCCAGATATGATCACCAGACACATACGCCAATGATTGAGTGTCGGGTGACCAACGTGGAATCATATTAATCGGCGGATCATTGGAGTTAGTCAGCGGATGATCTCCACTCCCGTCTGCTGCCATGAGTCGAATCGAACTGCTTTGGTCAGAAGCCCGATCCACATACACTATGGCGTCTCCGCCTGGAGACCAGCACGGGTACATTGCTTTGTTCGCGCTGTGCGTCAATTGCGTTCTCTGTGTGCCGTCTTGGCTAACTTTTAATATCTGGTTGCTGTACGAAACAGCGATAAGACCACTCATGCTCTCCCTCCTTCTGTCGGTATTTGCGTCACGCCGCCCCACGCTGCGCCTCCGCCGGATCGATGCGCATCTTGCGCTCGAGCAGCAGTGCCGCGTCATAGGCCAGCCGCGAGGCTTGGACGGCCCGCGCCGCCTCCGCCGTCCGGCTCTGCGCGTCTTTGAGCGCCTGCCTAGCTTTGTTCTCGGCGACCTGCGCTGCATCCCGCTCAAGTTCAGCGCGGGACATATCCAGAAGCGCCTTCTCCACATGGAGCGGACGCGGCGTAGACGCGACGCTGACGGCGACTGAGCCGGCCAATCGCTTCAGGCTCGTGTCATCGACAGAGCGATCCATCATAATTTTCTTTCCTGCAAAACGGCGTCAATCTTCCGCCTAACAAGATCATAAGCGTTTTCATTCTCCACATCTACCGGGAACCCAATGGCCGCTTCTGGGATGCTGATCTTGCCTCCCATCACTTGGCTGGTAGGTTTAGCGACCGCCAGACTAAGCAGGCCAATGATAGCTTGCATCAATGCCCGGCGGTTCATTTCAGTTGAACCTGTTCGCGAGCGCCCTCTTAGCCACGTCCATCGCCGGGCCAGGGATGGTGGCAATCACCATGAGCGCGTTCCGATAGCGGTCCACCTCAGCATAGATCCGCGCCAACTCCTCGTGGAGCTCGGAATTCTCCTTGCCGACGGCGATCAGCGCTTGGATCGGATCTTCCAGGATATTCATAGGCTATCCCCCGTAAAGGAAAAGGGCGCCGTCACTAGGCGGCGCCAAGATTTGGGAGGAATACCATCATGGACCGAAGTCCACGACCAAAAAACCTTGCCATAGTCTACTCCGCTGCGTCAACCTTTTCTTCTTATACTTTCCTCGCCGCAGCCGTACCCGCCAGTCTGCTTTGCCAAGCATTGCCGCCAATAAGCCTAGTCAACAAGAACCCTGCCCTGCCGCGCCGTACCTCGCTGCGCCTCGCCATACCGCACCACGCCCAGCCGTGCCCAGCCGCGCCTCGCCCCGCCGCGGTTAGCCTTCATCTGGACCAATCGTCTTGCCGCCGCGAAGCAACTCCTCGATCTTATTCATGCGGTTGTCGAAGTGTTGATGCATAGTGAGGATAGCCTGCATCGTAATGAGTTAGCCTTACATCAGCTATATTATTCTTCATCAGGAACTTTATCAAGGTCTGTCACAATTTCGAGGCTACATCGACACGACGGATGCGGATCAGGCGGCGCGTCCATCTGACCATCGATACTCTCGAACGAGTCGTCGATGCCAATTCCGTCCGGATTCATATCGGGAATCGATAGACATACCTCGCATGTTTTCTCATCAAGAGCGACCTGCCAGAATTGCTTCACGGAATCACTCGTCAGCGCACCGCGATCGATCGCCTGCGCGTAAGCATCCTGCAGTCCCGCGTTCACAGCCCTAGTCGATTCTGTCTCAGCAATCATCTGCGCTCTAAAATCAAGATAATTTTCAGCATAATCCGCCACCATCGACGAAATGGCCACATCCGTGAGGTCTTCGCCGGCATCGATCGCAGCCTGGACCTCCTCATCATAGGCTGTGTTTCGCAGCCGGCGCACCAGCGCGTCTGGATCGAGGTCGTAGAGCATGTTCTGGTAATTCATGACCGCCTGCGACTGACGGTCGGTGAGCCCGATCAGCGAGCGGATGTCCTCGACGATCTCATCTGGTCCGAGTCCAGATTGCGCGCCTGCGAGGATGATCGAATCGATGCTATCGCGGGCCTGCTGTTCAAGTTCGGCAATGAGATCATCATCTTGCGCTTGACGGATGCGATCCTGAGTTTTCTGATCATAAAGATCAAAATTGAAACGGCCGCCGATGTCCTTGACGACCGTTTCAGCGCGGTATGGATCGGTATGGTTCAGTAGGGCTGGGCTGACGATGGCAGGGTTCGGGTCGGCTGGGCGCGACTGAACGAGATTATTCGCCTTAGATATTTTGTCAACATATCCATACTTGATGCCGTTCGCGATCGATTCCTTGTCCATCGCCACTGGCATGCGCGCAACGCCGCTGTCGCGCAGAACCGCGAAACGATGGCGCCCGTTGTCGAAGCCGACTCGGCCATCCGCTTGGATGCCGACGTCAGAAGCCTGCATGCTATCATGGCTGGCTAGGTACTCTTGGAATCGTCCATAGCGCCCGCTGACTTCTCCCCCGACTTGGCCAGACACTTTGCCGCCGTGGCCGACGTAAAAGTTTTTGTCCCTGGACCACGCTTCGTCGAAACGCGCGACGTTCACCTCGACGAGCTGCTGGCCCAACGCTCTGGACGTCGGGGAAAGCTCGACAGTCACCGTGCGACCACCGACATGCACTGACTGGCTGGATGTCTCGCCACCGCCACCGCCCGTCCATCGCCCATGTTCATCCCGTGGCTGATCAGGGCTGTATTTCAGAAGGTCGATGACAACGCCTTCTTTGCGGAACCGCACCGCGCGCCGCTTGGCCGCGAACACGCCGTTGATCTTGCGCGCGCCGAGTTGCGCTCCCTCCTCGCGCACCTTGCCGATACGAGCGAACGCTCCCTTCAGAACCTCGCGGAAATGGCCCCATGCGATCTCGCGCTTGAGCCCGTGCCAATCTCCGGCACGCGCATGCTGGAGCGCAGTGTCTGGCACGAGCGTGCCCAAGTGCATCAGCGCCTGCTTCACGGCGCGCTTGATGCCGGCAACACCAGCATCGGCTATGCGGCGGACGGGGTGGTCGCGGTCTTGGTAGTGGCGGGCAGCTCTAACGACCTTGGCCATGACGGTGGATTGCCCGCTTCTTGGTCGAGACACCGAACCGCGGCCCCGACAACCTGATCTGTCGACGAGCGGCCGACGCCAGGATCATCTTTTCCAAGTTCGTCTGCCCGGCCGCGGGCGGCTTGCCGGGTTGCGGCGGCTGCGGCTGCGGCTGCGGCTGCGGCTGCGGCTGCGGCGGATTCTGTATTCGGTCAAGCGATGCTTGAGCCTTCTGATCTTCGAGCTCAAGCTGATCGTCCGTCAACCCGGCCGCCTGCAGCGCCCGGTCATCCTGGATGTCCGGGAGGCCCCCGGCATCGAGGATGTAGCTCTGCAAGTCCTCGTTGGGAAACATCGGCATCCCGGCCTGGCTAAGCCTCAGAACGAAATTCGAGAGCACGTCGAGGTCCACCCGCTGCGCCATGTCCGGCTCAATGGTCGGCTTGCTGTCCGCATCCCAGCCGTTGAGTTTCCACAGGCGCGCCACAGCATATTTGTTGAGAACGGCAGCGATGGCGTTCAGGTAAGCCTCGACCGCCTGGAAGAACAAATCAATCTTGCTGACGGCAAGAGACTGAGTGCCGCGGGCTTCATGCCCCAGCGTCAGGAAGTCCGCCAAGACCGACGTCATGATGCTTAAATTGTAGCGCGTGATAGTCGTGTTGAAGTCGAGCCCGGCGGTGCGCATGTTCGGCGTGATCAACTCGAACTTGTACTGCGGCGCCGCACTGGGTCCGTTCGCTCCTGGCTGCATGTCCGATGGCAGCACGAGCCCCATCTGCTCGTCGATGCGCAGGTTCACGACGATCTTCTTGTACATGTTGAGCGCAGCGGTCGCAGCGGCGTCGCCAGCCTGCGCAGCCTCCATCAGTTGGCCTGGCACATACAGCACCGGGATGCCGGCCAAGCGCTCAGAAAGGATAGCTTCCTGCTCTCCAAGACGCTTGGAATAATAATAGGGCAAATAACTATTTCTTAGAATAGAACGACCTTCCGGATTCGCCTTGTAGTGAATGGGACGAAATAAAAGCATTTTTTCAATGGGTAGATCAATCAACGGACCAACCCATGGCTGCTGCGTCATTCCCTTGGTGATCCCATTCTCATCGAAAAACCACTTGATGACCGTGTCTTGTCCTCTCAACGGAAGGCGGCGCCAGCCGATCTTGCCGTCGTCGTACTCGCTCGTCGGCAAATCATGGCCAGGTCTGTCTGGATCTGGTCCCGGTTCGCGGCCGAGCCGCCGCTTGTAAACGATCTCCATCGGAGCAAACCCGAATGGCAGCATCGACAGCGCCTCGCCGACAAAATCGGGCCACGTGTGCGAGTTGCCGCACCACACCGGTTTTCCGTTGCGCCTGACGAGAACAATACCAGATGGCACAGACACGCAGTACACCTTGCCCTGGTAAGGTCGTTTGTACCAGCCGCGTCCGTTTCTTAGGTACGGCGATCCATGATCCTTGACATCGGACCAAAGCGAAACGCGATAGCGCATGGCTCCGATAGCAAATCCAGTCGTCTGTGTACTGGATAAGATATTCGCCACGTACCCGGCTTTCAGGGCGATCTCTTGCAGATCATCCGCTAATTGCTGCGATGATGTAAACAAAGCTATTAGACCGGTCTCGGCCGCCCATCCATCACCTTCTGAGAACCCACGCAAGAAAGCACGCAGTTCTTCCGGGGGCGCTTCCTTTAGCCACTCCGGCAACCGTTTGAATCTTGACGTTGCGCCAAATTCTTCACGCAACAGCGTTGCGAATTTCTTATCTGACCAAATCCATTGCGTAGAGTCGTTGACTTGGCGTGTGCTCATTTTTCCGCGAAGGCCAACGCGGTTTACCAATTCTTCGACGTATTCCGTTTCTTTCTGGATGAGATAGATTTGACCACGCTCAGTCGCATGACCATCGGCTACAAAGAATCCAAGAAATTCAAGCCAGTCCAGATCACGTCCGGACCGATTGCCAATCCATTGCACTTTCTTCGAGACCCAACCGCATTTATTGTAGATGTCCTCGCATTTGTAAATTTTCAGATCGTGCTTTTGCGATGCGTCGTGCTTACGTCCACTCCGCATGGCGAACAGCATGCGATGACTAGGTGTGACCAGAAAATCGACGGCATCGCCAGCATTGCCCATCAACTCGCCATCAAAATCATAGTCATGTCGAGCGGTAGGTTTCACAAATTCTAAGAATCCTTCGGCTGTCCTTTGCGCAACCTCATCATCATCTTCTAATTCCTCAAACCTATGCCAGCCTCTCTTGGTCAGAATTTCTGTTTCGTCGTCATAGCACATGTCGTCCATGCAGGATTCTAGGAAGTCGGCGCCCTCTTGGCTCGCTCCTTTATTTTCGCTCGGGTTGACCCGCCATTCGACCTTGCGCATCAGCGACTGGATCGCGAACAGCAGCGCCCCGATCGTCGGCGAATTGTCCATCATCTCGCGGTACTTCTGAGCGCCTTGCCTCCCACGCAATACTTGAAGGAACTCCTCGAAGGGCCAGCCCCCAAAAAATCTAAGGCCCGAGCTGCCAACTTCGCGGAACGTCATCCCGCTACTCATCAGGGGAATGGCGCCCCATGAATTGTAGTTTGGCTTGTCAGCGACGGGTGGGCTAGCAACTTGGCTTCCTACGTTGACCAACTTCGGATCGATGTTGGGCATCGGAGGCAATTCGTCATTAGGTGGCATCGCCGCGCTCCGTCAATGCACGAAGGGCGGCGTTACGAGCTTTCAGCGTCGCCGATATCCTTCGTCGAACTTCTTCTGTGGGACTGTATGATGGTCTCAACAACTGGATCGAACGCATATGTTCGGCGCGCCGAATTTTTTCTTCTTGGCCGACGATGACGTCGCCGTTCTCGAGGACGACGACGGTGTTCGCCACGATCTGGTGCTTGATCTTGATCGGCGCTGTTGGAGGAGTGTTGGTGGGAAGCTTCATGCCTTCTTCTCACAAATTGATAGTGCCACATCGCCACATGTTCAGCCCTCGCCACCATCCGCAATACCACCATAGGCCACCCGTCCTGCGGAATCCTGTGTTCTTGGGAAGAAACAAGACCACATCGAAATCGAAAAGCATCATTCCTCGAAGCTCCCGTGGATCATGAGCGGCTGCGTGACGATGATCGGGGCGATGATGCGCGTGTTGGGCGTAAGCACGAACCGCGAGAACGCTCGCGACATAGCATCGACCTGGTCCTTGTAGGCTCCAGACGGGAAACAATTATGCACGAGCACACCATTGGCGACGTACTCTGGCATCTCATTGACCTGCAAGTTGTAGACTCTGTGTACGCCTGACAGCATGCGAATTGAAGATACCACAACGTCTGCTGCAAAATTGTTGGTGTCGAATTTTAGGCTTGAACTCTTCCCCGCACCAGTCGCACCGTTTCGATTCGAGGCGCTTATGCTTGTTGTTAGCAACGTCTTGCCAGTGAGCAGTCTTAGCACAAGAGATGCTGCAGAATTTGGCATTCCAATGATTGGTTCTGAACAGTTTGCCGCATTGCTCGCATTTGTGCCTACGCAATCGAAAATTTGGGTGAGCATCCCGCCAGCAGCGCGGCGAACAATATTCGTTGCGTGAACTTGCCGCATCGAAGGGTTCACCGCATTCGACGCACCTTCGTTCAAATCGATGACGCCCAAGCTTCCGATGTTCGGAAGCGGTGAGACATTGAAGGTTCTCGACGCGATTGTTTGTCGGATCGCCGTCTCGATGGTGGATATGACATCCTGAAGGAATAGAACCAACTTCGTTTTCGTAAACGGTACGATGTAGGAGAAGCCGCGTACCTCCGCCAGCGCAGCGGCTGGAAAAGTACGGTCTACTGCCTTCGATCCAACGATAGATGATGTTCCTGTAAACCGTAGTAACGACTCTCCTTCCCTGAGCATCTCGGCTTTCTTGAAACCGTAGCCCGGACGAAAGATTTGGTGATCGAAAGTAGTTCTCAGCCGTCGCCCATTGGAAAAACCGATTTCGCATATGCGTTTTGTTCCTGTGCAGCCGGATTGAAGTACGCGACGCCAACCGAGACGAGTCATGACCCAATCATCAGTAGTCACTTGAGCAATCGGCTTGTCTCCTTGCGCTGTAGTCACAATAGCCGTTTCATCTAAGCACGCAAGCTCATTAAGGAACGCTTCGTTCCATGGCCCATCGACGACGGCAACGTTGCCAGCCTCAGCCTGCGACTGGACGGGGATCGCGCGGTCGGCCTTCTCCCCGCTCTCGGGCGTCGCCGTCACCCGGTAACCGACGAGCGCTGCGACAAGAGAGCGCGCCTGGATCGCGCCGGCAGCCCCAGGGTCCTGCGGCAGGGATATCTCGACCGACTTGCCGTCCGCCGACGCCGTGTTGACGATCATCGCCTGCGGGTTTTCCACGCGATCGCGGGCGACGTGAGCGATGTAGAACTTGCTATCGGCTCGGCAGAATCCGACCTTGACGCCAGCCGTGTAAGCCGAGGTCCTCTTGACGCTGCCGGCGAGGTCCCAGCCGCGCACCCAGCGGCAGTCGGCCGGGGCGGCGGGGACGACCTTGAACCAATGCCGCTTGAACATGAGGCCGCCTCGAGGCGAAGGACGCTGCTGGTGCTGGCCGCTCACTGCATGGGTTCCCATGGTTGCCTCGTCGCGGTCGACGGCCGCCTCCGGGAACCGCTCGGGGAACAGAAGCTCGCCATCGGCCGTGCGTAGGTCGCGCCCGAACGGCGTGACGCACGCCCGTTCCGGCTCGAACCGCATCGGCAGCATCACGTGAACATAGCGCAGCTTCATCGCGAGGATGACCCCGGACACGTCCCGCTCGTGGAGCCGCTGCATGATGACCAGGATGGCGGACCTGACCGGGTCGTTCAGCCGCGTCGTGGCCGATTCCCGGAACCGCATCGTGGTGCGGTCTCGGTCCGCGTCGGATTCAGCCGTGTCGATTGAGTGCGGGTCATCTATCAGGAGGCGGTCGGCCCGGCTGGCCGTCAGCGACCCGAACGGTATCGTCATGCGCCATCCTGACGCAGCGCACTCGATGTGGCCCTCTCCCGTCTTCGTGAGCTTGACCCTGTCGCCCCACAGCCTCTGATACCATTCCGACGACACCAGCGTCCGGAACCGGCGGGCGTCGCGGTAGCAGTTGTCCTCGCGGTATGAGGTCGCGATGTACTGCAGGTGCGACAGGCCGCACGGGCCCCATTCAAACGCAGGAAAAAAGACACCGAGCAGGAGCGATTTTCCGGTACCGGGCGGGATGTTGATCAGCAGCCGATTATCAAGGCCCTTCGCCAGAAACTCGTCCCTCGTGACCGCCTCTAGGTGCCGGCACAGCATCTCGATGTGCCATCCATGCACGTAGGGCGTCTCTGGGAGCACGACCGGCCACGCCTCCCGGACGAACCCCGCCAGCGATGAGCACCTCGCCCTGACCGCGTCGATGTCACCGGACCGCTGCTGATCAATGCTGCGTCGGGCCATCTCCGCCCGGATCGCTTCCTGGGACGGCAAGCGCTGCAATAATCCCATCGAGCGTGCATAGCTGGGCATCGGTCATCTTCGAAGGGTCGAGCTGCGGGAACTTGTGGTCGACCGAGCCGAGGCGCGGCCGGAGGTATGGCGCTATCTTCTCGCACATCTTGGCAGCGTTCAGCAACGCCTCGTTGAACACGCCCATGTTGCCGGTGGGCCGGCCTTCCGCATCGACCTTGCGCTGCTCGACCATGGCTTGATTTAAGAACTGCTTGGCGATGACGATCAATTGGTCGACCGGGTCGAATTCAAGCGGTACTGCCGATCTTGCCAACTCTTGGTTCATCGGTTGCCGCGGCTTCGGTCTAGGCGGCGGGATAGGTTCACCGCGCCTTTTGGCGATCGTCCGCTTGTTCGGCGTCCCCTTCTGACGGCCGCCGTAGCGCACTCCAGGTGGTGGTCCTCGCCTTCCCATAAGCTATTTATAACCTATTTGATGTACCTAGTCTTGATGCAGCCGATTAATCTCGTACGAGCTCTCACATCCGCGTCGCCAACGCAGCCCGTTCGACCTCCGTTAAGTCCCAAGCTGCCACGACCAGCCAAAGATCGGCCTTGCCGATGCGCCGAAGCAACCAGGGATCGGCTGGGGGCACACGCTTCCATTCGGCCTCCCAAAGAACGTGATAGTTCTCGAGGCCGCGCTTGGGCCGAAGATGGAGGGGGATGATCGGAAGAATAGCCTCGTGGTTGCTCGTGTTGAGGCGGAAAGGCTTTTCACTAGGTCCCCATTGCCGTAACGGAAAGCTATCCGGCGGGAACGCGAACGTTTCTTCGCCAAATCGCAGTTGATTCTTGCGCTTCTGCCAAAAATCCGCGGTCGGCGACATGATCATTGACCCGTTTCGGTCACGGCGCAGATGGCAACTCTTCGCCGACGCTGGCGCCAGTGCGAGCTTCGGCAGAAACTCCGCATTCAGGCCCGCGATCTTGATGCTCTCGATGGCACGGATCACGACCTTGCCGGTGGCCAGGAGGTGGTACGTCCGCTGAATTTCCCAATCGATCGGCTCCGAATAGGCGCGGTGCTCTTTGTACTTTCGATATAGCGCGAGCGCCTGGAGGCGGTCGACTTTGATGATCTGGGGCTGCATGATGTTTTCTCCTTTCATCGGAATGTCGCTGCGATGTGGCGCGCAAGCGGCATTGGTATCTTGGCGATCATAGCGGACGCGGCCTTGCGGTGTAGCGATGAACTCGGGAGCGATGCTGGTCCTGTGTCGAACCAGACAGCGCCAGAGGCGTGGTGCTCGGTCGGGTTTGTCATGTGTGGCGTGTGCGCGATGGCGTCACCGCGTGAGTGAGGTACGTTGTTGTGCGATACGCGGAACCACGAACCGCCGGCGTTCTTGACCGCCTCTTTCCCAGCCAACCGCGTGAAATCCTGACCTCGTTTTTCTTGATTGCTCCAATTCATGCCGGGAGCCTTGATCCCGTTGAAGGTGACCGGCATCAGCGCCGGCACATCGCCCCAAAGATGGAATGATCCGAAATTCCAACGGCTTCGGCCAACCCACGGCTGCGCGCCTTTGACGTTCTCGACGATCATCGGAACGTGCCGCATGGCTGCGATGCTGGCCTCTTTCTGAATGCGAAAGCAGGCATTGAACAAGCGATTGAGCCGTTCCAGTTCCGCGCCTGTCGCATCGGCTCTGATCGCCGCAGCCTTGGCTTTGGCGCGCCTCCAAGGCATTGCCATGTAGCTGTATTCTTGACATGGCGGCGACGCGACAATCAGCGTGGCGTTACGGAATTGCTTGCCGTGCAGCTTCAGCACGTCTTGCACAACAAGCTGCCCCGGATAGCGGTGTTCACCGTATTCATGCCGCTCAATGTCGAAGCCGACGACGTAGTAGCCTTCGGCTAAAAGTCCTTCTGCCCATCCACCTAGGCCGGCGAACAAATCAATCGCGAGCGGGCGGCTCATGCCAAGCATCTCCGAGTAAGCGCCGCCGACGCCGGCGCCGCCGCGCTATCGGCATGGCTCGCATTGCTGCGCGACTGAGCCAGCCGACAGCACCTAAAGCGGCGATCCTGGGGACAGGTTTCGACCAGGTACTCCCCGTGCGTGGAAGTCCACAGGCGGCCGCTTTAAGCTCAAGTTTCTTCGCCCGCCTCGGCTTCGGCCGGGGCGGGTTTTTTGTGCCCGCGCGAGAAGCTCGTAGGGCAGCACGTTGATGAGGTAGCAGCCGATGCAGTCCAATACACAGACCCCAACGTCGTGCAAGATGACCATGACCATCAGTCGTCAACCAATCTGTAGATCGTCAGGAAGATAATCGGCGCCACCGTGTAGAAGATAGCGCCCTCGATCGGCACAGGGCCGAGCCAAATTCCAGTGACGGCCGACGATGGAAGATATTGCCAGTAACCGAGCAGCACACCGCCGGCGTCCCACACATAGCCGAGAGATAGCCACAGAGCCATAATCATCCATGGCTTAGATCTGGATGAGAACAATGTCACGCCTCGGTAGCGCAGAAGCGCAATCGATCCCGCCAGTAAGCCGAAAGAAAATGCGACGTGCAACATCACCTACCTCCATATGTGATACAGGACTAGGAAGGCGTACGGCCCGATGGTGTAGAACGTGGTCCCTTCGATCGGGATGATCCACAGCTTGATGCCGGTCCGGTTGTCGCTGGGGTAGTAGTGCCAATAATCGTTGTGGACGCCGATGCAATCCCAGACGAAGCAGATCGCGAAGAATAGGGCGAAGACCCTAAGAAACCTTCCCCAGGAGTCGAACAGCTCGACGCGGTAGTACCACTGACCGGCGAGCCCACCGACCAGCAGCAGCGCAGAGAACGCTAGATGCCACATGTCATCACTCTTTCTGCGCCTCGATCACGAGATGATCAATGTCCAGGCCGCGGTCGGTGTGCCGGTAAGACTCGACGGTTTTGCATCCCCGGAACGGCAAGGGTTCGTTCAGCACGATAGGGCGCGTCGGCATGTCGCCAAAGGCTCCGAGAGAATGATTATCGGTAGCCATCATCGAGAACAACCAGCCGCCTGACTTGAGTACGCGATAGGCCTCGTTGATGGCCTTCTCCTGGCCGTCAACGACGTGCTGGAGCGTGCAGACGTCGACCACCGCGTCGAACAGGCCGTCATGGAACGGCAAGCCGCGGGCGTCGGCCGCATGGAACGTCACGGACGTGTAGGGCGCCCAGCGGGTGACCCACTTCTCGGCCCGCGCCACGGCGGCTGCGGATGAGTCGACGGCATCGACGACGAAGCCATGCATCGCCAACCACAGCGTTTGGGCGCCGGCACCGCAGCCGAGGTCAAGCACCCATTTGGGCGACGTCGTTGCGCCGAACCGCCGCATCATGAACCGAGCCATGGCGGGCTCCGGACAGGTGCCCCATTGGCGCTCGCGGTGGATCTTCTCCCATACTTCGATCTCATCAATCTCGCCGATCATGTTCCCCTCTTTGGATTGGTGCATGCATTGCGCGTTGACGGAGAGGCAGCGTTTTTTGTCATCTATTTGGATGACAAAAATTCCCTCAACGATCGATCAGACATGCTTTCATCCCTCGGCAGCTCTGGAATCGCTTCCTCAGCAGCGCCTTTGGGTCTTCGATCCCGCCGATGATCTTGGCGATCCGCTCAGCGGCGTGGCCGTCGCCATAAAGATTCATGCTTGGATGCTTGGGCTTGCCGACATCAAGGCATCGTTCAATGCACTCGATAATCTGACCGGCGACCGGTTCACAGTTGACGATCGGCGAGCATTGTGGACGACCTCGTTGCCGATCACCAATGTTGACGAACGGAAGCTTGAATAACGGCGCCTCGATGAGCCCGGCCGACGAATTCCCCACCATCACGTCGCACCAGCGCATCAGCGACAGGTAGACCTGGGCCGGCAAGTCCTCGTGATAGACTACATCCAGTTGCGTTCCGGCCAAAGACTGCCATTCGGCGCGAATCATGTCGTTTCCGGCATCCGCGTTGGGTCCGATCAGAACCATGGCCGTTCCGGCTGGCCGTGCGCGTAGGGCGGTCGCCAGTGCGTCCAATTCCGGCCCAATGTCAGACAGCGTGTTGCTGTGAAAGCTCACCAGCAGGATCCGCACGGGCGTGGCGAGACCAACCGCGGCGAACGTCTCGTCATGGCCCAGGAGCGGCGTCTGCATGACGCGGTCGATCCCAGAGTCGCCGACCACGTGGACGCGGTCCGGCTGCTCGCCCATCTGGATGATCCGGTCGGCGGCGTCCTGGTTCGTCGGGAAGTGCAGGTGTGATAATTTTGTCACAGCGTGGCGGAAACAATCGTCCTGGCTGCCTTCTGTGATGTCACCGCCGCCGATGTGAGCGATCGGAATGCCCATGATGTTCGCGCCCATAGCGGCGCCAAGAATTTCGTAACGATCGCCATGCAAGATAACCATTTCCTTGTCTGAGAACTGTTCCGCTAGTTCAGACGCAATATGACAAGCGGCCACGGTAGCCCCCGTCACGGCATCTTCCGGCGACAAAACTTCATATGGCCGACCATCATCACCAAGGTCTTCAGGATCAACGCTAATCCAATGGCAGCCGCCTCGCATACCGCCGAGCGCTTTGTCGACCATCTCCAGCGCCCCGCGATCCGCTCTGCTCCCGGTCACGATTGCGATCCTCATTGTTTCGTCCCCTTCCCCTTCTTTCGCTTCGCCGCAGCCGCCAGCTTGCGGACGCGCCATGCCTTCTTCGACGCAGCAGAACTAGCGGCCACCGACCTGCGCTTTTGCCTCATCCCCTCCAAGACCGACGCCAGATCAGGTCGAGCTTGTGCTCCATCGCGAGTTTGATCCCAGCCAACATCAAAGAAAGCCCCATAGCAACGAGGCCCCCCTTGGCACCGTAGATTCCCCAGCACCCAACAAACAGTACCAGGGCACCAACGGAGAAAAGAACGCCAGCTATTATGTGATCCATCACAAAAACTTCTCCCCCAGCTTGGCGCCGCTCGGCAGGCAGACCGTGCGTGCCCACAGATCCTCCGCGCAGCTCAGGTCGCCACCTCTCGTGCTGTCCCGATATGGCGCGAGCATGTGAAGCGGCGTGAACAGCGCTCGCGCCATCAACCCCCTTCCGTGAAGCGCCGTCAACACCGCGTCCCGCTGCTCGCGATTCCTGGTGATGATAGGGACGAGCCAGCGGTTGCTGGTAATACCAGGATGTTCCGCGTGAAACATTAGGTCGAAACCATCAAGTACTCGTTCATATGCCGAGGCCAACGCCCTCTTGCATCTCAAGAAATGCGGCAGCTTGGCGAGCTGAGCGCCGATGACGGCAGCGCACATGGTGGGCATTCTGAAATTCCATGCCACGGCATCATGGGCGACCTCCCACGGATGATGGACGCGGGCAGTGGTCGCTAGCCTCCTGACAAGGATGGCGAGGTCGTCGTCCTCGGTCAGAACGGCACCGCCCGTCCCGGTGACTATCTTGTTGTAATTGAAGCTGAGGATCGAAGCATAACCATATGATCCGCACGGCCTATTTCCCTTAATTAAGGAGAATGGAGGCAAAGGAACATCCCGGACAAATGATCCAAGAGCCTCGGCCGCATCTTCAATGAGTGGAATGCCGTGATCTGACGCGATTGCGCACAAATTTTCTATATCGCACGGTTGTCCGATGACATGCACGGCGATGACGGCCGCGAGACGCTGACGCGTTCGCCGAAGGATGGTCGGGCCTCTACGATGGTAGGTGAACGTCTCCTGTTCGATGAAACGCGAGAGATGATCAGGACATAGGCCGAAGTGCGAACGCCTTGCATCAATGAACACAGGCGTCGCACCAAGGTGGACAACCGCGTTCGCCGCGGCGACGAACGACAGCGCCGGAACGATCACCGCATCGCCGTGCCCAACGCCGACCGCAGATAGGGCGAGTTCCAAGGCGGCCGATCCGCTCGACGTTGCCACCGCGTGGCGCACGTCGCACGCCGCCTCAAGCGCGCGCTCCAGGTCGTTGATCGGCTTGTGGTTCGCGATGTCCCTGAGGCAGGATGCGACCGCCGCTGCCTCCTCCTCACCAAGCCACGCATCGTGGTGACCGACAGGACCGCCCGTGACCTCCAAGACAGCGTCGGCGATCATACCAGCATCAAAGGGATGTGACGGCCATGACCTGACCGTTGAGCATGGCGCGGGCGGCGTCGATGTCAGCATGGGTGTCGATGTCCAGGGATCGTTCCGGAGGCATGACGTAGCCGTAAGCGTAGGGACCGTACAAGTCGCCACCGCGTAGCAGATGCTCCATGCCAATCAGATACACGGCGCCGTTGGGCATATAGATCGTCTCCGTCGTCCATGCGCCGTTTTCCGCCGGCCTCATCCTCGAGGCGAGGCCAAGCTTGAACAGCGCATCCTCTTTCGGGTACCTGACCAACGAGATCACCGAGTCGGCATGGTTTCTCTCGAATAGGTCGATAGTCGCCCGCACGTCGTCAGCAGTCCGGAATGGAGATGTTGGTTGCAACACAAGAACCGCATCCCAATGAGCGAAATGATGCTCCCTCACGAACCGCGTCGCGTGCAGAACAACGGACATGGATGTCGCATCGTCAGTCGCGAGCTCGCGCGGCCGGTCGATAACCTTGACACCGAGCGATCTGGACACGCCAGCGATGGTTTGCTCATCCGTTGACACGAACAGTTCGGCGCACGTCGCTAACCCAACCTCGATCGACCACGCGATCAGCGGCTTCCCGCCGAGGTCGGCGATGTTCTTGTTCGGCAGGCGCTTCGAACCACCGCGGGCCGGAATGACACCGAGGATCCTCATGTTCGCTCCATCAATGCGGCAAGTCGTTAGTGTCGAGCCTCGGCAGCTCAAAGGCTGAATGCTGGCTCAGGTCGGCCTTGCCGATGTTGGCCGTCAGGCCATAGGCGGCGCCGCATTCTTTCACCCTCATAAGGAGGGCTTCGTCGTACATGTTCGACGGGTAGCACATTCCCCACCCCAGCGTCGGGGCGCCTATCGTCGCCAGAAGGTCGATCCCCCCCTGCACATCGACCCGACGATCTTCCTCCGACAGAGACGTCAGCCATTCGTGGCTCGTGCCGTGGTTGCCGAAATGATGGCCCATGCGGACCATCATCCGCATCTGCTCCGCCGTCATGTATAGTTCAGCGGCGAATGATCGCTCATCGCACGTCACGAAGTTGGCGAACAACTTCCCTACTAGGTCGCTCCGGTATGGCTGAGGCAGGACGGTCTGTAGCATAGTCTTCACGAACACAGTCTCAGCGTCATCGAGATAGTTCGCGGCCGCGTACTTAACCCAACACACTTCGAACACCATGTCACACCCGGACTGGTTGTCTTCGACATAGTCCCTGATCGCCGCGACGATCCTTGTCGCTGAGGCCTCGGCCAGCACAAAATGGATCTTGTGCACATCGAGCACCTTGCCGGTGAACACTGCGGCGGGCACGTAGAAGGACCCCTGCCATCCCCGTTCATGCAGACGAGGCAGCACGGTCGCATAATGATCCGCGAACCCATCGTCGAACGTGAGCCAAAGAGCCCGACCTGGAAGCTCGTACCGCGCTTGCATGGCCCAGGTCACATGCTGCGCAGACACGACATCGTAATTATTCGCGATATGATTGAGCTGTCGGTCGAACTCCTCGACCGTCCTGGCCTTGATCCTCGAGAACCGGGATCGGGCGAGATCCCTGACATAGTGGTACATCACGATGGTGAGTTTGCTCATGCCGCAGCCTCCTTCTGGGAGACTTGGTTCGGACGATCCTGGTCGCTGTCGCCCTTGAATATTCGATAGGAGGGACCGACCGGAACGCTGGTCATCACGTCGATCTCGACGTTAGTCCGAGAAAAAGGTTCGAAGTAGTTAGGCACGATGGCCCCGAGCGATTTGGGCTCGCGCCTCATGAACCCGGCCCGGTACAAAACGCCCCAGCTGAGGCCAGCCGAATAGAGGTCGACGTATTCGGCGTCGGTCACCCCTAGCCATCGATCCCAGGACACCCCGATGAACGATTCTGCTGGCCCGAGGACATCCACGATCCGCAGAGCGCGCGCGCCAGCATGCTCGCATTGTCTGACGACGAGCAGCCCGATGGTGCGCGCGCCGTCCCTGATCCGCATGGGCCAATAGTCATATGATGGATGACGAAAGTACCTGTTGTCATAATAGCGCGGACTCTTGCGCGGCTCGCCCATCCAGTTCGCGGCGGCCATCACAAACTTCTCGGCGTCGATCTTCTCGATGGTGCGGGTCGGGGTCGGCCGCGACGGCAGCGCGTCCCTCTGGTCGCGAGTCATGTCGAGAAGCGAAAAATCCCTCTTGTTCGGATTGACGACGTAGTGATGCGCGAGGCGCCCGAGTACATATCCTGCCGACCGGTAACGATGCGCCGCGCTATCGCTTATCGCGTTGGCGCCGATGATCTTCGGCTGGATCATCTCGATCAGGTGGTCGAGCAGAGATTTCCCGAGCCTCAGCCCGGCGAACGCATCGGTCACCCTCCAGATTGCGAGCCACACGAGGCGCCCCAACTCGATGTCCGGGTCGAACTGGCAAAGCGGGATGAACCCAAGGATCGCCTGGATTTCGCCAGCATCGTCGGTCGCCGTGATGAAGTTGTAACGGCCGCGGCGCTGGTCGAAGTATTGCCAATCGAACAGAACGCGGTCGATGGCCAGGACATGCCCTTTGCGCCAATGACTGTCGATGAAACCCATCAACGCGGGCCCTTGATCGGCCGACGCGAAATCTATCTTCATGAATGGCTTCCCTTTAGCGCTGAAATTTCTGCCTGCAATTCTCGGTTCCGTTTGATGTAACGGACAACACTTTTGCGCGCCGCGTCGCTGCCTAGCCATTTGCGGCGCATCTCAACTATCTCCCAATTCTGGCGATTGGCTAAACGCTGATTATGGATGCGGCGATCAAGGCAGAGGCGTTCCGCCATCATGCGCTCGATCTTGTCCGCGCTCGCGCGCAGATCCTGGTTGACGAAGTCGCCAGACGGAACGTCGAGCACGTCAGCCCATTTCCGGAGCAGCCTCACCAATTCCGCCGCGTGGCTCACGCAATCTCCTCCGTCGGCTGCCTGCCGTCCGCGCTTTTGCGCAGCAGCGGGATCTTGGCTGCCTCTTCCGGGCTGGGCGCCTTGACACCGTCGCCGAGCGCAAGCTCCGCCTCGCGAATGGCTCTGACCATCGCACCGAACTGCTGGGGATCGAGCGAACACTCGTAATCAATGCCCTGGTCGGGGGGGGGGAGCGACAGATGCTTCTCGATCACGGTCGCGCCGAGCGCCACCGCTGCGCACGGGATCGCGGCAACGCTGGTCGTGTGGTCGGACCAGCCGACGCTGAGGCCGGTCTCCTTGGCCATAGTTTGGATGGCCGTCAGGTTCGCCAGATGCGCTGGACACGGATAGAGCGATACGCAATGCATCAACGCGGATTCATCGCTGATGGCGGGATACATTCCCACTTGCGGAAACCATGACAGAACACGCCAAATATCGTCCATCGTCGCCATGCCAGTACTGAGGAGGACCGGCAATCCTGGTTTCACCGCGGCCGAGATCAGCGGCCGGTGGAGCAGCGATCCGCTTCCAATCTTAATACGGCGAACCCCGCATTCATGAACGAGGAACCACAGCGATTCCACGTCGTCGGGCGTCGAGCAGAACTCGATGCCGACCTCCTCGCAATGGTGGGCAATCTTGCGGAATTCCCCGAAGCTGAGCGCGAGTTGCGCAAGCATGTCATAGCGCGGACCGCGGTGCAGACACTCCTCCGGCAAAAATGTTTGGAACTTGACGACGTCGGCGCCGGCCTTCTTTGCCTCGTCGCAGAGCCTCAACGCATTGTCGAGAACGCCGCAATGGGCCACACCTGCTTCTGCGATGATGAGCACGCTCATACATGATGCCTCGACTGCATCGGCGTCTTCGCCTCGCCGTGGACGAGGACCTCGGCCAGGCGCTTCATGCAACGCACGATCGCCCGTCCCTCTTCGGTCTTGAGGAGCCGCCCCTCCTCGAGCTCATCCAAGCTGAGGATGACCGCCTCCAGCTCGCCGCGCTGCTTCTTTTGCCATTTTTCCTCGTCCATCACCGCCTCCTTTAGCTTTGGTTCAGGGAAGTGACCGGGGTGGCGACCCGTCGACTATCGGCGTCGGTTCGCGAGCCGCCATCGCCCGCGATTGAGCGGTGTCGCGCTCGACCCTGCGGATGTCCTCGATGAGGGCGCTCAATTGGCCGTCAGTCATCTCCCAAGGTTCGCCGGCGCGCCAAAACGGATCGCCGGGACGAGGAATGTTCAGCCGGTGCTTCAGCCGCATCTTCAAGCGGATGCCCTCGTTCTTGTCGCCGAGTACGTCAACGATGAGCGCCATGGCCAAATCCGTCGCGCCGATCGAGCCGTCGCCCCATGCGAACGGCCGTACCAAGTCCGGCGCAGCCAGAGATGCAAGCATCCGGACCAAGCCGTTTTCCTCGACGGTGACCTTCGGCGGATCGCCAGGAGTGCCGCGAAAAGTCTTTGTCATTCGTCGTCACTCTCGACCATGGTCGGCCACCGCACACTCCTCGCAAACCAATTCTGTCTTTGAAAACAGCTCCCACCATCGCCGCTTATGAACAATCGCATGCGTCGCCTTATTATTTTGATGACGGGCTAAGCACCGCTGACAAAGCCGATAGCCATGAATAACCCCGATACGAGAACCGAACTGTAGTTGTAGGATTTCGCTCTGTCTCGTCATGAAGCTTCCCTCCGATACATCGGCAGGAACGCGCTCGCGAATTCGACACCAGTCTCGGCGATCTCCTGCACGCGCTTGGCTACACACAAATCGTCATAAGCCTCTCGGTCAATGATGCGGAAGTAGGTCGTCGTCATGAGCCTGTCGTCCGAGAACCCCGCCTTGTAGAACAACACCGGATCGTCCGGCACCGACGTGACACCTCCACCGAGGTGAAAGCGCCTCATTCCTATGTCGCGCGCGTGGTTCGCCATCTCGTGCACCAGGAGATCGTTCGCCCCGTTGGAATGACCGGCGGCGCTCGCCGCGAAATGGTAGTAGGCATCACCCGACCGGCTCGTCAACAGCAGCCCGGCCGATTCCACCTCGCCACCAATCTCGGCGACGAACAATGTTCCGATGCGACAAAGATCCTTGAGATATGCAACTGGGAAGAACCAGCGTGATCCAGCGCATTTGCGATGCATGGTCAAATCATAGAGATAGATAAAATCGTTGATCCTACGATCATCATCGGCCGTCTGCCCCGGAGTTGGCGAGACGCGGACGCCGGCGTTGAGCGCCGCCTTGATACCGGCGCGCCGACGATCACGGTAACCCTGGCCTGGCGGATGCAGCAGGTTAACCACCACCACCGGCTTGCGCTCGACGAGCTCGACCTTGGCCTTGACGAGCTTGCGCTGGCGGTCGCCCAGCATCGGGTTGAGCGCGCAGAACTCGCTGACGATGTCCTGGTCAGCGAACCATCCCATCAGCGCCTCGTGGAACCAAGCGTAGAGCTGCCACGAATGGTCTGAGGCGGGGCCGCCGTAGCCGTATAGGTTGGCAACGTCGGTGGCGTCTATTCCGCCGATTGAGATCTTGCGCAGCGCGAAAGGCTGGACGACGCGGTAGTCGTGGGCCTCGTAGACGGCGAGCATGGGCTCAACGCCCAGGTGCACTTGCGCGGCCGCATAGCCCGCCGACAAATGGACATCCTGCCACGCGACCGGCAGTGCTGCGATGACATCGGCCCATTGCCGGAAGCCGTCGGCGTCAGCGAGTCTGATGATGCGGAAGCCGATCGCGCCCATCGCATCACATCGGGATGATTAGCTTCGTGCTGATCAGCTTCGTGCTGGGTGACGACGATGAGCTTCTTACCACCGGTTCCCCGAGCCGCTTGGCGCGCTGCTGGGGCGTCATCCGGGACAGCACGTTGTCGCGGATCGCGTCGGCGAACGGCAACGCGTCGTCGTCCCTCAGGGCGATGGCAACCTCACTGGCCGTATCCTTGTCGAACATCAGATAGACCGTGCCGCGGTCTTGGTCGCTGTGGCCGACGAACGAGGCCCGCGGCCGGCGCAGCGGGACGTTCGCCATCCCGACGTTGCGCTGGGCCGCGGCGACGATGAGATCCTGGACCATGGTGGCCATGACCTTGATGGCCTGAGCCGGGAACGTGACCTCGACGTCTTCCCCGTTATCGGCGCGGAACCGCATCAGCGCCGTCGAGCCGTCGGTCGAGACGGACGTGGCGAGGCCCTGGGTGACGTGGACGCGCGCCGTCCGAGACGTCGAGCCGTTCGCTTTGCTTTGCTCCATGAACGGGGAAACTATACTCGGCGGAGCGCCCGCACAATGGGGGCAATGTTGACGCGTGGATAAAACCGTCGGTAACTTTCGCTGATCTTGATAGGAGGGTTTCAATGCAAATCACCGAGATGATCAACGGCTATCGCGATATCAGAAAACGGCTGATGGGCCAGCCGACGAAGCAGAAACCAAAGCCAGAACCGACGCCGGAACGGTCAGAACTAACGCCGCCGACACCGAAAGCTCCCCCCCCCAGCACCAGCAAGGATGATTTCGCCGAAAAGCTCCCACTTGACGACAAGACAGAACAGCCTCACCTCATCGTGAGCAGCGACATCCCAAGGGTGACGATCCGCGAGATACAGCAGTACGTGTGCCGCCGGTGGAACATTAGCCGGGTGGATTTGCTCTCACACCGCCAAAGGGCGCGCGAGGTCTTCCCCCGGCACGTCGCGATCTACCTCGCCAGGATGTTGACGCTGGCTTCTTGCCCAATGATCGGCCGGCAGTTCGGCGGCCGAGACCACACCACTGTCCTGCATGCCGTCAAGAAAATCGAGCAGCGCATGGCTGTGGATCCCGATGTTGCCGCCGAAATCGCTTCGTGCCGAGCCATGTTCGAAAGCCGCACCGCACATTAGCTTTTTATCTAGACTTGAGCCTCCCGATATGATAGATGATTGCCTAGCCTCGCCGATTCCGGCGGGGCGGGAATCGGAACGGGAGAACGCAAAATGCTCGACATCACGGCAGCCAACACGGCCAACTTGCCGACGGTCGCAAGACCAGCGGCGCCAAAGACTTACCGGCTCCGCAAGGAGGCCCAGTGCGCAGCGGTGGCGGCGATCGGGCCACACGCCCGGGAAGGGTTCGAGTTCACCACCGAGAAATGCGACGGCCGGTGGGGGTGGCGGGAGACCGACGAGGTCAGGCCGCCGACCGGAGCGGAACTCAAGGCCATGGGGGGGCGCAAGGGTCTCCTGAGCCTTACAATGGCCGCCAACGCGCTAGGAGGCTCGCTGGCGAGCCATGTCGCGGGGGCGCTGGTGGACAGCGCATCGCCAGCGAAACGCACCAGCGAAGCCCCTGCGGGCGTGGCGGAGCCATCTAGCGAGGACGAGGCTGTCCAACAGGCTGGCGAGGCGGTGACAGCCGCAGCCTTGGCGCTCCACGAGGAGCGCGGGCGCGAACGGGCCGCGGGGGAGGGAAGGCTCCGGGAACCAGAGGACGACCCGTCCGGCGTGCCGGGGTTCCTGCGGCGAGAAAACACGCCCGAGGTCAAGAAACGCGTCGCAAAGATCGTCACGGAGACGAACCCGCGGACGCGCAAGATCAAGAGCCCGCCGGACGCCAAGATGGCGAAGGCGAAGGCCGACGCGCAGAAGAAGACCAGCATCGCCTTCGTGGCACGCTCGGCCATCCTCGCCGGCAAGACGAACGAACAGGCGCTGGCGGAGGTCGTCGTCGTGTTCCCGAAATGCCCTTACAAGCCGAGCGACATGCAGTGGCAGCGCCGCAAGCTTGTCAAGGACGGCCTCATCAACAAAGACGGCTCGGCTAGCGCGGCCGGCAAGAAATGGCTGGCCGGCAAGTGACCAAGCTCGTCATCATCGGGCAGGCCCCGTCCCAGCACGGGACGGGCGAGCCCATGGCCGGGCGCTGCGGTGCCCGGCTCGCCGCGCTCGCGGGAGTGTCCCTCGACGAGTTCCTCCGCCGCACTGACCGGCTCAACCTGTTCGACATCTTCACCGGCAAGAACGGGCGCGGCGACGTCTTCTGCATCCACGATGCGCGGCCGATCGCCGATCAACTCTGTGCGGGTCTCACTGGGCGAACTGTGGTGATGCTCGGGAACGGCGTCAGCGCGGCGTTCGGTCTAAAAGCGCCGGCGTTCTCGTTCGCCGAGCACCGCGGGATGATGGCAGCATGGGCGCCGCATCCTTCCGGGATCAACCGATGGTGGAACGATCCTCAGAACGTCGAGCGGGCTCAGTCGTTTTGGCGCCCTTTGCTTGGTCCACGGTCTTCAACCTCATCCCATAATTGTTGATGCCTGTCGATTGCTCCATACCACTCCTCAGGATGAGCTTGTTCGCCTTGAACGACCGATAATCCACATGGTGGTGCCAGCGCCCGAACCTCTTGACGACGCGGCTGACGTCAGGATGAGCCGCGGTGATCATCTTCGACTTGGCCAAGTTCGCCAGTCCGCCCTCGTAAAGCTCGTCCGTGTTCCCGCCCTTTACCGACAGGGTGACCATCTTCTCCTGCAAGAACGCGTTGAACAGGACGGTGCACCAGCCGTCCTTAAGCATGCGCAGCGATAGGTCGGTGTCCTCGTTGTAGCGGCAGCGCCAACGGTAGGGCCCATCCGTCCTGATCAGATTGCACGAGTAGATGCGGGTGTTGAGCGTAACCGGAGGCATCTTCGATTTCCGCGACGCGAACATGAAATAGTTAGGTCCCGCCATCGCGATGTTCACGTAGCGCTCGCAGAAATCCTCCATGCATCGGAATATCGACCCATCAGCGACCGGAACCTTAAGATTGCGGTTGAAGCGGTAGAACGCCTTGATGTTGTCATCGATGACCCAATGTCGCGGGTGACCTAAGGCCTGCGCGTGATCCCAGATGAAGTTTCGCGCCGGACCCGAACCCTTGGTCTTGGCGTCACCGAGGTGATCAAACGCATCGTAGTCGCGTTGGTAAGCTGGATCGAGCACCAGCAAGCGCTTCGGGTCGATCACCGCCTCGTAAGCCTTCAACTCCTGGGCTTCGACCACAACAACATAGGGAACGCCGAGCCGGTCGAGCGCCCTCATAGTGTGGCGCGTCTCATGCCGACCCTTCGACGGGATATAGATCGGAAACCTAGGGTTCACTCGCGTAAACCTTGTCGGCATAAGTTTCGATCTCGACCTCTGGGAACCACAAGAATCTCGTCTTGGGCGTGATCTTCTGCCCGACGAGTTCCGTGAACTCATCCAAGGCTTGCTGATCTTTGAAATGCACGACCAGTGACCGAAAGGCCGTCTTGTCTCCGTTCACGTACTCCGGCATTCCCGCCCACAGCGCTGCTGGATCGGCTGCTTGTCCGTCGAGACCGAACACATCGAGCATCTGCGGAGCGAAACCGGTCAAGCTCAGATCGTAGCCCGCCAACTGAAGCTCTTGCATGTCGATCGACAGCAGCTCGATGTTCCACGTCGAGCGCTCCGCGCTCGCGTTGTCCATCAGACGGAAGGCAGCCACTTGTTCGGCGGTCAGATGATCGACGAGGATGGTCGGCACCTGATCCAGGCCGAGCTTGGAGGCTGCGGCAGTCCTGCAATGGCCCGCCACGATGGTGCCAGAGGCATCAACGATGATGGGGTTTAGGAAGCCGAATTCCTTTATCGACCTCGCAACGAGATCAATCTGTTCCGGCGAATGGACCCTGGCGTTGCGTTCGTAGCGCACGAGCCGGGCCGTCTCCATCATAACGATTTCAGGGACGGATTTGACTCCGTTGATCGGCTTGGCTTTCTTCGCCATGGAACTTTCCCTAGATAGGACCGTTCCCTTATCGCTCGCTGGCGGAGGAACCGCAAGCCATGGCCGTCATCATCCAGCTCATCGCTGGGTTCGTGCTTTGGGCGGGCAGGGCGCTGGCCTCCGTGATCCCGATGGACCCGCTCATCGCCCGGGTCGTGGACATCGTCATCACGATCCTGGCCGTGGCCATCATCCTGTTCATGGTCGTGATCCCGCTGCTCAACATGCTGGCGGGCATCCATATTTCGCTGCCAACGTTCCACTAGGCGCGGTTCCAAAGCGTTAGGGTACGCAGCCCGTCCCGGCGGCTTGCGGAGTGTCTAGTGCATCCCAATGGCCGTGAGCGGGACCGGCCCAAGACACTCGCTGCGATTGGCGCGAACCTCACTGACGCTAGGCGCCAGCGCTTTGGTCGACAGCAGAGCGCGGGCGCGCATCAGGGCGGCGCCGTAGGTCCAGGGGCGTACTCTTGCGACCGCGTAGTAAGCCTCGAGCGAATCAAATACATCGCTCAGCATCCCACGCTTACGCAAGCCAGGGGCTACCGCCATCAGGTAGTTGTGCGCGAGGCATCGACGTATGTCTCGCCATTTATACCGAGTCGCAGGGGGCTGAGTCTCCAGCCACCTCACCAAACCGCGCAGCGACAGCACTTCGTCTCGGCTCCACCTCGGATTGTACAGCATGATTGTTCTCCTGATTGATTGACAGAATTACCGATCCGCTAGGAACGGCGCAAGTCGCGGACCCGGCCGATGCGAGGCAAGCCGTGGCGGTTCTCGTCCCCATATTGGCGATGGCGGCCGGCGGCAATCTCGCGCCGAAGCTTGACCTCGACGTCACGGCGCGCGTCACGCCTGTCTGTCCACGGCGTCCGGGTAGACAGGCGAAACAGCAAGATGGTCGAGGCGCCATAGACGGCGCCCCGATCGGTCTCGGTGATCTGGCAGCAGGCGCACTCGGCCTTGTCGTCGATGCGCTCGATCCACGTCTTGACGCCGACGTCAGACACGGCGATTCCAATGGTCACAGCCGTCGTCCAGGCCATAGGGATGCATGTGCTTCATGCATTCCAGCCCGAACCATCGCAGGCGAGCGAATCGACAGTCTCGGCAGTATCCCATCTGGTCGATCACGACCATGATCTTCTCGGCCAGCAGCGGATCACCGCATGGCCTCACGTTCGGTTCCATCTTCTGGATTCCTTCTTGAGCAGAGCAAGCGCGCGGGCCTCGGCCTGGATGGGCAAGCAGTCCAGGCACTCGAGGCGGCGCACCTGCAGCGAGATGTTGCGGCGCGGACCTTGGTAGCCGAGCGCCGCGCCGAAGTCCGCCACCCCGAGGCCGAGGCGGCGGCGCATCGTCTTGAGTTGGTGGCCTGTCATGGCCGTCACTGCCATCTCCCTACGACGTGGGACACGCCTTCGGGATTGTCCACGACGACCGCCACCGGACCGAAGCGAAGCAGGAACGCCGCAGCCTTGTTCAGAGCATCGGCTAGGCCGTCGATGCAGACATCCGGCGGGAACGGGAACGTCGCGATGACGCGGTGGTTCGAGAGGACGCGGAGCGTGAACTCGCTCATGCCACCACCAACTCCTTTGCCGTGTGGATGTTGAGCTTTGCCCGGAGCGCCATCATACGCTCCGCTTTGACGCGGTGGTCGCGCTCGGCGGGAGTTGGAATGATCCTTTTCGCCTCCACCCACTTGGCTTGTGATTCGTGCCGCATCGCGGCCATCTTCAACGCCTCGCGGAGAAGCAGGACGTCGCAAACTGTCAACCTCGTCATCTCACAAATCCTCCCACCATTCGCGGTCACTTACCGCATCATCGCGGTCCCGCTGGATTTCGTTTCGAAACTCGCGCTCGGCATTGGCCTGCCAGTGGGCGAGCCAATACTCGTCGTGCGCGCGTTGCTGCTCGGGAGTCGCCGCGTCATACTCGGCGACCGTGCACATCGGGCTGAGGCCAAGCGCGACATGGGCTGCGGTCATTTGTCTGCCTTAACCCATTCGGCCATGAGGGCCCGCTCATCGCCGTTGTTCTTGCAGTTCTCGCAAAAACCGGTTGCCCATCCGTTGCACTTGATGCCGAGCCATTTCGCGAGCTTTCCGCATTCGTGTCCGTAAGTTCCAAAATTCGCGTTGTGGCATTTGCCGTCGAGCGCATATGAGTTGCGACCATGTTGGGCTGCCCAGATGGCCCAGTCGGTCGTCGTGTCTATGGTGTTCATTTGGTCCTCCGTGGTCTCGTCAGGCGCGGTGTCGGCGGTGATCGCCGTTCGTGCGGCCCCCGAAGGGCCGCACGGGCTGCAACCACTATGCCCTGCTGAGATATGCCGTCGTCGCAGCCCGCGTGATCAGGTAGATCAGCGCGGGGATGACCGCGCCGAGCACCGCGGCCGGGTAGAGCATCCAACCCGCCGCCTGCGCGGCGAACGCCAAGGCGTTCATCACCGCCGAGCCGGCGAGCGTCCCGATGATCGCCGGACGGGCGTGCCGGCTGATCTTCTTCCTGATCACTTCGGTCACCGCCGTGACGAGCAGGAGCTCCAAGGTGATGAACCCGAGGTCGATGCCGACCGCCATCGCCCAGGATTCCCACATTGGGCATTCCGTCATCAACTTGATGCCGGTGGCGAGGTGATGGAGCGACAGAGCCGTCAGCGTCGCGGCGACGAGGCCGGCGGCGCTGGCCATGGTCGCCTGCCGCCTAGCCGCCTTGGTGGCGCGGTGGCTGCGGGCCTTCTTAGTGCTGATCGAGGTCGGGCGCGGGAGGGCTACTACGTTCATTTTCAGTTTCTCCACTGCTGGCGAGGCAGAGCCTCATCGGAGCTGATCGCTCCCCGCTGCGCCGGCTGACCGGCGCAGAAGGCAACGAGTTCAGTTCAGGCCGACATTCCGCTCGATCCAGTCATTGTGCCGCTGGACCCGCATCGCGCATTCGGCGCCGCGGTCGTAGGCTTGGCCCTCGACGCCTTCCGAAGGCGTGGCCATGCGGCCGGCTTGGTAGTCGAGCCACCCGCGGTGGAAGCCGGCCATCTTGTGGTAAGGCGCGTATTCGTGGGCGATATCTTGGATGGTGATGTGCAGCATTGGTTCGCTCCCAGGTCTCATCAGCGCTGGCCCAACCAGCGGACGGCACCGAAGCGCCGTTTCGACCTTTCCATCTTTGCTGCCTACATGTCCCGGTCACGGCTCTTGCCTTTCTTCCGGGGTTCGGCTGATCGGGGCCTACAAGTCTCTGCGAGGTCTATGACGCTCGGCCCGTCCGTGATGAGACGAATATAGGCCAAGACTAGATAATCGTCTAGCCTGAAAATCAGGTTTGTTCACGGTTTAGTCAAAAATCTTTACAAGGAAAGACGATTTTTCAGCGCCTCTCCACGGTCCCGTCGAACCGCTTCCGCCAACCTGACGCTATGGTCCCAGGCATCGGACGCCGCTGCCGCCTCTTGACCCCGAGGTACTTGGCGCGCATCCGGTAGACCTTCTTTCGCACCCCCGCTTCAGCCCGCGTCTTCTTCCTGGCGCAGTCCTCATGAGCCGGTCCCAGGTTCGACTCGTCGTCTGCCCCGCCGAGCCAAAGCGGCACGATGTGCTCGCCGATCCAACGCTTCATGCCGATCGGAGCTTGGCACAGACAGCAGACGCCGCCGGTAGAATCAAAGATGCGGACGCGGGCTAGCTTAGAATGGCGGCGACGACGTTTCATTCCGCAGCCTCGGCCTTGGCAGACTCTTCCTCGTTCGGCTTGGGCTCGTTCCACTCGCCGCCCTGAGCCGGCGGCAACGCGCGCGTCGCATAAAGCACGTATTCCTTGAACATGTCCGCATGACGGACCAGATACGCGATCGTGTTGATGGCAGCCGCGAGGCGCTCGATCTTGATCTCGCCAACCTCGAAACGTTGCTCGCCGCACGCCTCCAGCATCGGATATTCCCGGTTGCGGCGAACGAACTCGGTCTCAAGTTCCTCAAGCTGCTCCTGTAGGGATATCTTAGGCATTATTTGCTTCCTCCGGCCGATGCTCGCGGCAGTACCATTCGCCAAGAATTCCAAGACGCAAGCTGACGCCATAACCAAATGACGCGTCAACGCCGCAGATCGCACAACTGTGCATGAAATGCCCATTCACCAGATACGTGCCAACGATAAGCAATCTGCAATCCTTCACCATCGGATGGTCCATGCGAAAGATGTGTCCGGGATCAGGGATCGCGCCATCCGAATTTCGCCTCCCGCCTGTCTTTGTTATTTCCCTGATCTCTCTGCCCCAAGCCCATCCATTGAAACGATAGAGAGGATGATCATCTGCATTCGCGAAAACATACACATGATCATCTGACAAGCTCCTTTTCCTAACGATGAATTCCATCGCGTTCCAATTGGCCGGCTTTGACTTCACATCGATCTTGTAGTCACGAAAATAAACATCGATGCCTTCCGCAAGCTGCTTTGCTGTGGCGTTTTTTATGAATCCTCCCCACCTCGCAATGCTCTTTCCTCCCAACCACAAATAGAACGCGCACTGTGCCCGATAGCCTCTGACATAGCTGTGTTGAATATTGCCGCCTGTTCCATGCCCGATCCGATCTCGTTTGTTGAACACAGCATCGTTGTAGGTGTCGCTGGCGACTTTGTCGGCAAAATCAATTTGATCTTGCGTCAATAAAAACTCATGTGAACTCATTCTGCTGCCTCGACCGACGCATGTCCTCCATCCACGATGTCAGCCCCAATCCATCGCCGTCCCATGGATACGGCTATCCTCCCCCACGTAGCGGTCCCTGCAAATGGATCAAGAATCGTTTCCCCAGGCTCCGTCAAATGCTCAAACAGATTGGTAACTCCACCTTCCCCCTGTCCCCAATCGTGGGCATCCTTATCGCGGCTAGGCGGCAACAGAACGTCAGGAATGAGCGACTTACCACGCCTGAATTCTTTCACATACCAAAGAACGGGCTTGAACTCGGCGATGATGAACTTTCCAGGCAACCGTCGCGACTGATCATGCATCATCGCCATGATCCACCAATAGCGCAGGTGTTTATCAAAGATGGCGCAATCGCGGTTGATCGACCAATGACCGGTGTAACATATGAGCGACCCACCTGGGATCAGAACGCGGGCCGACCATTCGGCCAACCATCTATAGAGCGGCTCTGCTTCCGCAGGGTAGGGCGGATCGGTAAGAACCAATGGCACGGAATTGTCCGGAACATCGGCAAAAACCTTGCGGCAATCGCCGATGCGCAATTCCATCCCATCTATGATCGGCAATGCCGCGCGCGAATCCTGCCGACGCTGTTCCGCTGTCTGTTGAGATGCAATCTGTTTTTCCTGACGTTGCACCAGCTTAGCTGACGCAGAACCGAGAAGAGGCGGCGGTGGGACATTTGTCCCGCCATCGACTTTTGCCTTATTGTTTTTGTTGTGTTTTTCTAACTCCGGTGGGACATTTGTCCCAAGATCGCGATTCACCGTCTTGTTGCTTACGCCCAGCCCCTTCGCGATCGCCCTGTTGCTGGCTTTCGGCTGGAGGGCCTTGATCATCTTTGCGATATCCTTGCGCTCCTCGGCCGTTTTCTGCAATTTGTCGAACCCGATACTTGCGACAAACGCATTGACATCGACAAACCGCCCACAATGTTCCCAGCGGTCACCTTGCAACAACCATTTGAGGGTCGGCATTGCCCGCTCAAATGTGAAACCGCTAATAAAAACATCTTCTTTCAGTTTTCCGTATGCTTCAGACTCAACAGATGGAACCGTGGCGACATCAGTCTTTTTCTTTCCAGCCATTTGATCCTCACTCCGCCGCCTGCCTCATCGGATTATTCTTCGATTTCGCCCAAGCGATGTTACGCGATCTGATCCACTGCGCAACCTCGAACGACGGTTCCTCCGCCATCACGTGGCGCATCCCGTTGGGCCAGACGCCGAACTTCTCGCGGTACTTGTGCGATATCCATCCTTCCTTGTAGCCGTGCTCGCGCGCGTAGCCGAGCAGCTCGCCGTAGAACTGCTCCTTCTCCAGGACAGTGTACTGCCGCTTCGCGCCGCTGCCCACGAAACTTTGCCCCGGCACGTACTCGACGAGCACGCCGTCCCGCTCGACCACGTCGCTCATCAGCGGCAGCGTGTGACCGCACTCGACGCACGTGCGGTTGAGGCGCGGAACGATGGCCGAGCATTGAGGGCATGGGCGAGGCAGCGGCTTCTTGCGCGGCGCTGCGTTGGCATTCTTCTGCGCATTGCCGTCGTCCAGGTGATCGTGATGAATGTCCGTCACCAACCCGAGCTCCAGCGTCGAGTTGGAGTGGTCGAGAATCACCGCATGGTCTTTGTTGGTCGCCGTTCGCAATGCTCGACCCAGAATCTGAGTGTACAAGATTTCACTCTTCGTTGGGCGAGCCAAGACCAAACATCTGACATCCCAGTCCACGCCTTGGCACAGCGTCCCGATATTACAGACCACGTCATATGTGCCGTTGTGGAACCCACGCTTGATGGCCTGGCGTTCGGCCGGCGGCGTCTCGCCGTCCTGATAGGCTGATCGAACACCGATCTCCTCGAACCGGTAGTGGATGGTCTCGGCGTGCCTCCTGTCCACCCCGAACACGAGCGTGTTGGGCTTTCCCCATAGCTGCTGCCACGTCCTCACGATGTCGGCCGTCAGCGTCCCCTGCTGCATGGCGTCCGCCAACTGGTCTTGGACATATTCGCCAGCAACAATCTTCACGCCCGAGAGATCGGGCTGCCCAGTGCAATAGACCTTGAATTTCGAGAGAAACCCCTTGTCGATGAGCTCTTGCGTTGTCGAGACCACGAGCAGCGAATGGAAATATTTTCCGAGCCCCTTCGACCACGGCGTCGCACTCAACCCGATGAACGGCACGTTCTCCCATCCCGGTGCCGACAGCCACTGCTTGTGAAAGTCATGCAGCGAATGACACTCATCGAACACCACCACCTTGGCTTCGGGATATGACTGCCGGCTCCGCAGCGTCTGGATCGAACAGACCTGCACCGGCTTCGACCAATCTGTCATTCCGTGATTGGCTTGGATCACCCCGATTTCCCTGATCCCCTCGCTGTAGAAAGCCTCGACGGTCTGATCGATGAGCCCGATCGCGTTCACAACGAATGCCAAGCGGTTCCCTTTCCGAATCGCCCCGTCCGCTATCGCTGCGGCCATCAGAGTTTTTCCCGACCCCGTCGGTGCTTGCAGCACGATGCGCCTCACCCCCTGTGCTATCGACTGTCGCAACGCTGTCATTCCTTCCGATTGATGTTGCCACAGCTCGCGATTCATCGCTCGGCCTCCTGCTTCGCGCGAACCTTCTTTGCCCAGTTGGCGGCATTATCAGCATTCCGCGCGGCGTTCCGCGCATCGCGACGCGTCTGATGCTTCTTGGCCAATGTTGCCCTCCTTTTTTTCAGCTTTTCTTCTCGTCTTCGTCGGCCTTCCCACCAGCTCGTGTCTGTCATGAAAAACTCCCTGTTTTCTCAGGATTTTGGGCGCAATACGGCCTTCCGTTAACACCTACCTACCCCTCCCATCCCTCAGCGGAGGGACGCGAAATGAAGGTGTGCGTGGCGTCCTCTAACTCTGTTTTGCATCCTGTTCGCCGGACCGCTCCGGCCACCTACGAAGCTCTCCGCAAAGGGCTTCGTAAGTGGGGGGATTTACCCCCCAAGGCCCGCCTCGCCTTTACGCGGTGGGCGGTAGTTGCCCGGATCATGAAAAACCCGGCAACCATGTGTGTTACCTCGGTCCGCCAAGACCTTCGGAAGCGTCGACACACGGATTCCGCCGTGAAGCCCCGCCAGAGTGTTGGGGACATGTGGCCGCCCCCTGGGCATTGGCGCTGGTTCGCGACGCCCACGCGTATGCTCCGGCATGTCGCGGCCGGCCGCGCACTTGCGACGTCTCTCAATCGGATGATGTTTCCGGGATGCTGGGCCGTTTGGCAGGGCGCCCAGCTAAGGTCGGCCCAAGTTCGAACTCGTTCAACGCGGCACGCATCAATTTGATGCGGCGCCACGCTTCTTTCTGGGAACATTCAAGAAGCAGATAACGGAAGCTGTCATTGACGCTCGCGGCCAGCATGCGGTCATCTGCAACAGTGCCGCGCGCTGGTTCTCTCCTTACATAACGCAGCCGCCAGCACCATTCGGCCGTTGGTACTGTCATTGAGGCACCGCCAATATCGACGGTGATGACACGATCAAACCCACGTAAGGGGTTGCGCAGACGTATTCCATCGTCTATGTGATTGTCTTCCATGGTGCCTCCTTCTCAGGCAGCATCGGCAGCGCCGGATTGGTCCTCCGGCCCATTAGCGGGGTCGCCAGTTCATCGCTGGCGACCCTTCTAGCTTAGCCTAACTTTCGACATTTGCAAATCTGTCATTTTTGGCCGTCCCGGTGCGGCGTCACGGGCGACTCGTCCAGTTCGACATTTGCAGCGCCGTTCTGGCCCTGAAATGCCACGGCGGATCGCAGGCGATGCAAGCGAAGTGACGCGCTAGTAATTCTTCGAACGGCGGCGGCGCTTTCACAGCATCGTCCCCAGCGCCGTCACGAACACCTCCATCCGCAGCCGCGGCCGCTCGTCGTAGTGCTTCTCGATCAGAAGCTTGACTATCCTGGCGTCGTCAACCCAGACGATCCGGTTGCAGGCGTCGAGGATGGCCTTGAGGATGTTGTCCGCGTCCGGCCTGCCGCTGGGCCTGCGGGCGCCTTGGAGCGCCAGCCGCTTCTGTCGGTCGCTCCAACTGTCGGGGACCGGCATGAACGCCGTCACGCGGACGTTGAGCGGGTGCTCGTAGGGAGGCCGCCCAGCCATGGCCTGCTGCGCCGCATAGCGCAGCATCGCCTCGTAGGACCGCGATTCGGCGTCCTTGTAGACCGCGACGAACTGGTCGCCGCCCTTCTTGGTAGCGATGCGGGAGCGCGGTCGGCCTTGGCCACGGGGAGGCCCGGGAAGCTCGACCACGACGACCGGCTTACGCTTCTGCGGGAGGGGACAATCGGTGATCGCGTCCATCGTCAGAATTCTTCAGCCTCTTCCTTCGACGGCCGGCGGCAGGCGCGACGGGCCGAACCCAGCGGCTGGCTTGTCCTCGGCCTCGCCGTGGGTTTCCGCGGCACCGTTCGCATTGGCATCGAGCGGCTTGAAGCCCTTGGCAAGCTTGCCTTGGTGCTCGTGGTAGCCGGCCATGTACTGGCGAAATTGTTCGCTGTTCGGGTCATATGGAGGCTTCGCCGGCTCGTTGTTCATCGATGCCATCTTTCCGGCGTCGAAAGCAACGTCCACGCTCGGCGTCCGGTCCGGCTGGGCGAACAGATCAAGCTGTGCCCCCATCGGGTGACCGATCCAACGCGCCACCTTCAGCCGGTCCTCGACCGCCGCGCGGACCTTCTGCTCCTGCTTGGGCGATCCGGACAGGTTGTCCGCGATCTGGAACTGCAGCACCTTGAAGCCGTCCGCCTTGAGCGCAGCCTTCAGGTCCCGCTCGACTTCGGCGAGCGCCTTGACCTTAGCCATCCAGCCGTTCCATGTGCGCCGGTGGCTGAGGAACAACTCCCGCATGTCGTCGTCGGCGGCCCTGCGGTTGTCCGCCGTCGTGAGCGGGCGCCCGTTTCCGCCGCTGCCGGCCGCCTTGGGCTCGCGCTTCTTCGCCGTCCGCTTCGGTGCGGTCACTTTCGCCGCCGCCTTCTTCCTCTTGGCCATCTCTCATGTCCTCCGTTCAGATGTGCGCCCGGGCGTGATGCTCCGGGCAATACGGTTTCTCTTCGTTGCACTGGCCGCCGCAGAAGTGGAAGCCCGGATCGCGCGGGTCACCAAATGGCCACTTACACATGCCAACGCGCAGGTCCAGCAGCCCGCACGCGGCCTTGGCTTTCGTCTCCATCATCGGCTTCATCGGCAATGCTGGCGCTGGTGCGGCGGGATGATTGGCATGATGGCGCCTGCGTTTCTGCGCGCGCTTCACCTTGTGCGCAGCCTCCGCGGCCGAGGCCCTGTCGGTCTTGCGGACGAGCTTTGGTGCTGGCAGTTTCCTTTCCGGCGCGATGCCGAGGCGGTGGACCTTTCCAACTATGGCGTTACGCGACACGTTGAGGCGTTCCGCTATGAGGCTGTAGCGGCAGCCCTGGCTGAGCATGGTCTTCAAGACTGTAAGTGCTTCGTCATCCCAGTTCATGTCGAGACTCCGTGTGACGGCCGCTGGATTCCCGCCGGCCACCGCGCGCCTTTCGGCCAGTTCCTGTCGAACCAATCGATGGTCGAATCATAGGCCGCGACCGTGAACGCGAAGCGCTGCACCTTGTCAGTGAAGAACCGCTGGTCGTTCCTGACGTGGACGCCCACCACCGACAGCTTGATGCCCTTGGCGGAGCCATACGCGGTGGCGAGCCTGGTCAGGTTGTCGGCGAGGTTGATCGCAACGCCATTGCGCACCGGTCGGTCTTTCGGTTGGGCTTTCATGGGCGGGCACTCAACCCCGGAACCGGTGCCGCCGTCAACAATGACGCCGCGGCGGTGTTGACGGCATCGAAACTCTATGCCTAGATTATTGCCTATCCAGGCTGCTAGCTGGATCGAGGACGCGACACCATATCAGCGAACTCCTTCGCGCCCGGTGTCGCACACAGTGTGACCCCAAACGCGTCCGGGCTTAGCAGGCCGGGCGCGGAGGAGACTGCAATGAGCATAAAATTCAATGTTCTTAACCGTTGGTCTGATGAAATACAGTTCACCGCCGAGATTGATTGCGATGAGGATGCTCTGCCATCAATCAAAATCGGCCTATCAGTAAAATGGGCGATTAAAAGCAACGCGTCCCTGCGCGGCGCGGACCTGCGCGGCGCGGACCTGGGCGGCGCGGACCTGCGCGGCGCGTACCTGGGCGGCGCGGACCTGGGCGGCGCGGACCTGCGCGGCGCGGACCTGCGCGGCGCGTACCTGGGCGGCGCGGACCTGCGCGGCGCGGACCTGCGCGGCGCGTACCTGCGCGGCGCGTACCTGGGCGGCGCGGACCTGCGCGGCGCGTACCTGCGCGGCGCGTACCTGGGCGGCGCGGACCTGGGCGGTCGCAAAATAAAAGATGCCGTCACGCTAGGCTACCCAGACAGATGGTCTGCCCTGACCTATGTGACAGAGGAGGGGGAACAACGAATCATCGTCGGTTGCCGGGACAAAACTCTCGCCGAGGGCCGCGCATATTGGGCTGGCAAGGATAACCGCCGCGAAGTGCTGGCAGTCATCGATTACGCCGAGGCGATCGGCCGAATACGCGAGTGGAATCGAAAAGACAAAGAAACAGTGGGAGACTAAATCATGGCAGACATCGAGGGATATTCGGGCTGGGCACTCGTCGAGCAGATGGGTTTCCGCAAGACCGTCGGTCGAGTCCAGGAGATCGAGCAATACGGTGCGAAGATGCTGAGGCTCGACATTCCGGTGTTCGGCGCTGACGGCAAGCCGAACGGCGAGTACGTGACGCGCTTCTGCGGCGGACCATCGCTGTATCAAGTGAGCCCGCTCGACGAGCAATTGGCTCTCGATTATGCGGTGCGGCAGTCCGATCCGCGGCCAGTGCGTCCGACCTCATACCAAGTCGAGGACAAGCGCGGCGACGCCGTTCATCACGACGAACTTATCGACGAAGCAGAATTGGAGTTTGAGCCATGAAAATTTTGGAGCTCAGAGCCGAGAATTTCCGTCGTCTAAAGGCGGTATCAATCAGGCCGAACGGCGACTTGGTGCAGATCACCGGGAGAAATGGCAGCGGCAAGACCAGCACTTTGGACGCCATCTGGGTGGCCGTCCGCGGTCGCGCCGCAGCGCCGCCGGAGCCCATCCGCCGCGGCGAGGAAGAGGCGCGCATCACGCTCGACCTCGGCGAACTCGTCATCCAGCGCGGGTTCAAGCGCGACAAGGCCGGCGATGTCACCCAGTCCCTCAAGGTGACGCGGGCGGATGGCTCGGCGATCACCAAGTCGCCGCAGGCGGTGCTGGACTCGTTCGTCGGGGCACTGTCGTTCGACCCGCTGGCGTTCGCCCGGGCGAAGCCGTCCGAGCAGTTCGACCATCTCAAGGTGTTAGTGCCAGGCTTCGACTTCGACGCCAACGCGGCCGAGCGCAAGCGGCTGTTCGATGAGCGGACCGACACGAACAGGTTGTCCAAGCGCGACCGCGCGTCGGCGCAGAACATCGCCCTGCCGGCGGGGCCGAAGCCCGCGCCTGTGAACGTGACCGGGCTCCTCGACGAACTGACGAGGATAGGTGACCACAACGCGCAGGCCGAACGCATCGACATCAAGCGCAACGCCATCCGCGACGAGGCCGAGCGGAAGCGCGACGAGGCCGAGCGGCTGCGCGCCAGAGCGACAAGCCTCGAGAAGGAGGCCGACGCGCTGGACGAAAAGCTCGCGAGCGTCGAACTGGCCCAGAAGCCTCGGGAAGATGCCGGGCCGATCCGCGCCAAACTTGGTCAAGCTGAGACGACGAAAGGGATCATCTCGCTGTTCGATGCGCGCGAGTCGCTCGAGAATAAGGCCGCGGCGCAGGAGGCAAAGGCCCGTGATCTAACGCAAAAGATCGACGACCTCGACGCCGTGAAGGCGATCGCGATCGAGAAGGCCAAGATGCCGGTCGACGGCCTCGGGCTCGGCGACGGACTGGTCACGCTCAACGGCCTGCCATTCCAGCAGGCGAGCGACGCCGAGCAGCTCAGAACCTCGGTGGCGATCGCGATGGCGCTGAATCCGCAGCTCCGCGTCATCCGGGTGCATGAGGGCTCGCTGCTCGACAGCAAGTCGCTGGGCATGCTGGCAGCGATGGCCGGTAGCCGGGACATGCAGATCTGGATCGAGGCTGTTGACGAGAGCGGCGAGGTCGGATTCTACCTGGAAGACGGCGCGCTCGCAGCCGTGGACGGGGAGAAGGTCTGATGGACTGGAAGATTGAAAAAAGGGAGGAAAGCAAATGAACACCGTCACGGTTACGCACGGAACCGAAACGAAGCTGCTGCCTCTCGGGCTGCATTTCGGGCTGCCGGCTGACGTTTATCATCGCGACGCCGCCCTCGGATCGAGCGATCTGCGTTTGCTGGCACGCAATCCGTTTAATTTTTGGTGGCAATCATCATTGAATCCCGGCTGGAAGCCGAACGAGAAAGAGACCGAATCGCTCATCAATGGTCGCGCGCTGCATAAGCTCGTGTATGAAGGCAACGAGGCTTTCAAGCGCGAGTTCGAGATCGGCCCGGACCAGACGGGGTTGTCGTCCGGCGAGAAGGGTGCGTCGACGCGCAAGGCGAACGAGGCCGCAGCCAAGATCGGCAAGACGTGCATCCGCTTGGAGGTGTGGGAGCGCATCGCCGTGACGGCTGCGATGATCACCCGCAACCCAGACCTCGCCACGGTGTTCCAGGGCGGCCGATCTGAGGTTAGTTTTTTCTTCCTGATCAACGGCATACGGTGCAAGTGCCGGTGGGATTACCTCAAGACGAGCATGCCGAAGGCCGGCCCGAACGCTGGCAAGCGGATCACCGGCATAGGAGATCTGAAGGGCATCGCGAACCAGTATGAGATGGATCTGGAACAAGCCTGCTACAACGCTATCGCGACGTACCGCTACGACGCCCAGATCGCGCACTACCTCGACGCGCTGTCGCTCCTTGGGGCCGCGGTCAGCGACGGCCTGATCTACGGCGGCCATGATTCGGAATGGGTCAAGCGGGCAGCGTCGTGGGACCTGCGCGCGTTCCAGCTCATATTTCATCAGACCGAGGGTGCGCCGATCACGCACAGCATGATTTTCTCGCCCAACAACCCGATCGTCGAATCCGGCCGGGCGGTGATCCACAAAGGACTCGAGCGGTACGCTTACTGCATGGAGAAGTTCGGCTCCGACAACGCGTGGCTCCTTCTGGATCCAGCGCGTGAGGCCGAGGTCGAGCGCATGCCGATGTTTTGGGGCAGAAGTTGAAAAGCAGCATCCGCAAACAGAGGGAACTGGAACCATGCTTGTGACCGTCGAAGAAACCAGGAACATGACATGCCCGCTCACGGTAGCTAGGCAAGCTGTCGGGCCGTGCGTCGGACCGAATTGCATGGCCTGGCGCTATAAGGACCACGCGACGGACGAGCGCTGGACCGCGGCCGTCAAGAAGGCGGCCGCGGAACTCAACGACACGAGCCCGTCGCGCACCAGGGCGGCGCAGGCCGTGATGGCAAACCGCGCGAAGTACGGCCTGCCCATCATCCCCGAGCGCGGCTGGTGTGGGCTCGCCGGCAAGCCGGAATGGTGGCCGAAATGATGCTGTTCAGATCAATTGATGCGCTGGTTCTAGTCGCAAAAACGCGCGCGCGGCGTGGGCTATACGATGGCACCGTAAACGACCGCAACATGAGGCTGATAATGCTGTGCAGCCATCTCATCTCGGTAACGCTGATCGAGAGCGCACGACTCATCTTCACGCGGGACGTCGGCCATCATTCCAGCGGATGGTGGAAGAACCCGGATTATGAGCGCTGCTACCATCTGTCCGTAAGCTTTTGCGTCACCCCCACCGATGAACCGCTTCCGTTCCGCAAGCCATTCGCCGAGAAACTGGCGCGCGCATTCTTCGGCGATGATGCGCGGCTGTGCTGGGTCGAGAAGTCTTATTCGCCCGAAGGCAAGATTTGCGATGTTCATCACTATCGTTTGTTCTGCGATCCGTCATGGTCGCCGATCTTGCCGCGCGGCGAGGTCTATTCGAAAGAGGATACGCCGCCGAACTGGCTTTCCTTCTCAGAACTGCATGGCGCAATCGATGTGGACGCACCGTTTCTGACGGCAGCATCACAATGAGCAGCGCAAGGGCCGAGCACAGAATGGGAGAATGACGACATGGACCAGCACCCGAACGCGCCAGGAAACACCGAGATGGAAACCGCCGTGACGGTCGCCAAGCCCGCCGCCGGCCAAGAGGTCCTCGGGCCAACCGATTCGCTAGGCAAGTCCGGGCTGGACCTCGGCCTGCTCCGAATGGAACTTGAGACGGCCATGGAGCACGCGCTGCGCCACCGCCGGAACATCAGCGTCGTGATCGAGCAGATCAGGGCGATGGCGCTCTATAATGACGCCGCGGCGAACCGATGCGTCTATGCCTTGCCGCGGTCGGACAAAGCAATCATCGGGCCCTCGGTCGGGCTGGCGACCATCATCGCCACGTCATGGGGCAACTGCGTCGATTCCGGGTGGTGGGTACGCACCGACCGCGAAAACAAGATCGTGGTCTGCGCCGGGTCGTTCATCGACCTTCAGACCAACCGCCGGAGCGGCGCCACCGTGACGCGCCGCATCGAGGGCAAGGAGGGCCGCATCTACAACAGCGACATGATCGCGGTGACGATCCAGGCGGCGACGAGCATCGCTCAACGCAACGCCATCCTGAAGGGCGTCCCGGCCCCGATCTGGTGGCCGATCTACGAGGAGGCGCTCGTCGTTGTGCGGGGCACGATGGAAACACTGCCCGAGCGCCGGACGAAGATGATCGCCGCTTTTGCGCAATTCGGGGTCGAGGCGCGAAAGATATTCGGCGCGCTCGGCGTCAAGGACGAGCGGTGCATCACCCTCGATCACATGGTGATGCTGCGCGGCATGTACGAGCAACTCCGGGATGAGACGGTTACGGCCGAGGAGCTGTTCGATCCCCGCCGGATGACAAGCGAGGGTTTCGACCGCGTCCACCGGCCGCTCGGAGATGATGGCGACGAGGTATCCCCGCCTAGTGATCGCCCAGGTCGGGCGGGGAACGGAGCGGCCGGGCCAATCAAGGCACCAACATCTGGCCCGGCCGCTGCCAACACGAATGTTGTTGCAAAAGAGCAACAGCCGTCAGGTGCGCATAAGAAGGCCGCTGGTGCGGGTGCTAACCCCCCTATGCCAGACAGCGCTGACGCGGGCAAGGCTTCTCCTGAGCCATCTGGCAAGACTGGCGCAGCATTCAAGACGAGCGGGGGAGCGGCCGCCGCCATACCATGGGCGCGCAAGACTGGCGCCGACTATGTGGAGTGGGCTGCGTCGTGGATGACAACCGCGGCGAGCGCCGACGAAATAAACGGCCGCTATACGGCGGAGCGGTCGATCCGGAATTCTCTAGGAACGCCGCTCGACGAGAAGGAACTCGCCGAACTCATGCGCATCAAGAAGGCGGCGCTTGATAGGTGCGGCGGACCATCGCAATGAGCAAGACGCCAAAGACTGACGCGCTCCGCGCGATGCGTGAGCAACGATGGGCCAGCGACAAACGCAAGGCTGACAAACGCAGGATCGTTAGGCATCCATCCATGGCCGCCGCGATCAAGAAGAAGCGAAAGAAATAATAGGAGAGTGCAGTCCACCCCAAGGAGAACAACCTATGGCAAGCACCGACAAACTTGGATCAGTATTACTCGCGCTCGTGATCATGGGCCTGATAGTTTCTATGCTCGTCATGATCGCCATCTACATTTTGTTGTGAGGAGGAGGAGAGCCATGACCTTTGTTACGGGCACACCGGAATTCCTGCGAAAGGCGGAGACCGCGGACCTCGGCAGGCCATCCAGAATCGAATGGAATGAGCCAGAACTCGACCGGCCTCATCAACTCGGTCCGGACGATTATGGTTTGCCGGCCAAACGGCCACTTTTTCCGGCAGTAGACCTCGACGGCCTGGCCAATGCGATCCGGCGCGACCCGCTCCGCGAGATCGCGGTCAAGACCCGGGCGCTGACCTACGGCGAGATGATGGACTATGCGGCGGCGATCATGGGCCCGGAGTACAAAGCCCCGACGACGGCCCATGAGTTCGCGGCAATGCTCGACGGATGGACCAAGCGCGCTCTTGCCAGCGAATGATCCGCGCGCCGCGCGCGGTTTCCATTCCTATGCCATTGATCGTCATCACGATCACCAGCCAGGAAGATCATGATTGCCTCATTTAGGCTGCTGAGGAGCTAGAGGAATTACTCCTTGGTGCGAAATCTGATCTAGACGGTTCTGCACGGCTTCTATCCGAGTCTCCATTGCCTTCAGCCGGTCGGCCGGAGGAGCAATAGCGAGGACATCCTTTCGCACTTCAGCAATTGCTTCGCGCACGACGCCGACGCGATCAACCACCTCTGTCCGTACGCCTTTGATATCTTCGCGGAACACAGAAGCTTGATCTGTCATCCGGTCCGCAAATTCCTTGTGCTGTGCGAGCGTCTCCCGTTCGCCCATGTCGTGCTTAATCTGGGAGATTTCTCCGAGGATGGTGCCCTTCAGAACCCCTACCTGCTTGTCGGCGGTTTCTTCACTGTGGCGCAGGTCCTCCCGAACCCTGGCCTCCAGCGCCGTGAGGTCCGCCTTGCCGGCCGTCTGATTGATCTGAGACCACATGAACCCCGCCACCCCCAGCGCAGCAACGACCCAAGGCGCAACGGTAGACGAAACGCCGTTCTTGTAGCTGCCGTTCATGGTAGATCGTGCTCTCGGGTTTGGAAGAGACATCGCAGTCTTCCGTTACTTATTCTACCCGAATCAATGGTTCAAACGTAGCGTCACCTCATACGTTAGAACTAAGCTGGAGTGGGCCAGGGCGATCCTGGTGGCACGGGGCCACCATGGCCAGGGCCACCAGAGCGTCATTTCCCCTCACGGTACCTGCACGGTGGCAATGGCGGTTTGCTCGGCATCAGGTGTCATTTTGTGCGATCCCGACACGAGTTGCGCCAGGACTTCGAGGGCGCGGGCGATCGGCACGCCAGGGAATACGATTCCAGCGACCTTTTCAAAAAGAGGCAGTTCATCCACCAGATCACCGCGCAGAGCCGAGAGCGCGTCTCCGTACTTGCCGGTTGCGAGCAATTCGGCCAGTGTCATGCCGTCCTTGATCACGTTCTCGATGTCGTTGATCGTGAGGCCGCTTGTGAAAACGGCCTGGAAGAGGGTTCCAAAGATACCGAATGGAAGCATAGTGTTCTCCTTTTTTAGGTGGAAGAGATAACGATAGCGAGTGGGATAGCGACGCGGTTGCCTACCACAGCCAGATGGCAATTGCCAGAAATGTGGCGGCGATGCCGACAATCTCTTATGCCTCACCAGCGTACTCCATGTGCATTCCGTCCGTGTCGGACGCGGGCGGACCGTCGAGCGACGAGCGCCCGAACCACGCTCCCCACGCGAAGCCGTGGCGCTCGAATATCGGGGCGAGGCGCCAGCAGCTACCCTTGGCTCCGGGCGCCGCCGGGCGCCCCCCGTAGGGGTTCCACTCGGCGTTGAGGTCGAGCGCCAAGCCGCGACTGTGCCGGGAGATGCCCCGACGCGGGTCAGAGCCGATGTGGCGGGGCACCCACAAGCCGTCGAACGTGAGAACATCGCCCATCAGCCCGGCGGCCTCGACCTCGGCAAACACCGCCTTGAGCGGATCAGCGGCGCGCTTGTGGCACTCGATCGTTCCGTTGTGGACTAGGTGCGATAGCTGAGGGATCGTGATGGTGATGATGTTCGCCGCGACCCACGCTTGGTCCGGGATGACCGTGCCGTGCGGCCCCTCCGTGTAGGGGAACGGCCCGAACTTGGCGTCGAGCTGCGCGCCGGTCAGCACCTTGAGGTGCGGGATGGCGTCGGTCTCCGATGGTGCCTCGGGCGGCGCCCCTGGCGGCAGCTCGATCTCGACCGTGGCAACATCGTCGGTCGTGAGATGGAAGGCGCCCATGAGGCCCGGCGACATGTCGATGGCGCGACCAGTGTCCTCGTTCGGGCCCCAGTCGATCGGCTGGGCCAGGATCGACAGCCCGTTGGCGCTGACGCGCGCCAGCGTCTTCTGCAACCACGACTTCGGCGTGCGCTTGTAGTTCCATCGGCAGGCCAAATAGAACGCATGCGGGTTGAGGCGGCGGGCCAACCCGGTCGTGCCGGCCGGCTGCGCGTCGAGGAACAGGTGCTCCCCGACGACGACCGCGAACTTGTCCTTTTCCCCCGGCTCGCAGAGCGCGAGCCCTTCGTCCGGGCCAACGCCGCTGTCGTCCGGCCCGCCGAACTCGCTCACCCGCCCGGCGAAGGTCATGACGTTACGGGCGGAAGGGGTCGCCGGGTGCGCTGGAGGCTCCGTGGGAGGCTTTGGCGGGGGGGTGGCTGGAGGAGCAGGCGGCGTCGGGACGCTCGTCGGCGGCCTCGGCTTAGGCGCGGTGGGCACGGCGGGCGGCGAGGGTGCTTGGCCCGCGATGATGGCGTCCTTGCTCCGGCTGCCGACGCTCGAGCCAAGCTCGAAGGATATGGCCACTATGAATGCGGCCGTGAGAACCCCGAACACGGCCCCGACCAAGGTCAGGGCGACGTCCCCGGACACCTCGGGCTTGATCCGGCCCGTGAGCAGCAGATAGCCGAAGCAGAGGTACCCAGCGATAATCACCAGCGAGACGACCGCGGTCCGCATCTTATCGTTCATCGATGTTTCTTTCGTTCAGGCGCGGTCGTCGGGAACATGGTGGATGTTTCTTTCGTTCAAGGCGCGGTCGAGCCCATCGGTGACCGCCGTGAGGACTTCATATTGACCTCGGCTGTAACGGCCGGCGATGCGCGCCAGCATGTCGTGGCGGTCTCGGTCCTCGCAGAACCAGTTACTCTTGGTCGTCGGGAACATGGTGCGCTGGGCGTCTACCCGCACCGGCGCGCGCAGGCAGCAGTTCCCCTGCAGCACGAACCTGCCGTCTGCCGACCGCTCGTGTTGGATCGCGCCGTCCTTGGTGATCGGCCGGCCGTCGCTGTCCAGCATCGGGCACAGTATCTCGCGGCCGTCATAGTCGACGTGCTTCGCGAACGCCGGGCAGTGTTCGCAGCTATCCTTCGGGTCTCGGGCCATCATGCCGCCTCTTTCGCTGCTTGATCGGCCTCGCCTTGGGCGGACGCGATCTCTTCGGGGTTGGTCAACCGGCGATTGATGCCGTTGATGGTGTCCTCCAGATTTTTCTGGCTCCTGACGACAACATCTATCTGGGCCTGCACAGACGCTCGCCGATCAGCCGAAGCCGCGTCCAGCTCGATGTGGAGGTCGGCGATCTGCTGCGCGAGCACCGTCTTCACGTTCACAAGGGCATCGATCTGCTCCAGCTCGATGCTCCGTTTGCGGACTAGGTCGTCGGCGCGGGCCTGCTTTGCCCGCGCGCGCGATGCCAGCCACGGCGAGAGGTAGGGCTCGACCTGGGCGCGGTCGGCGACGCCTTCGAGCGGACCGTGGCCCTCGACGTGGCCGTGCCCGTGTCGGCCGTGCCAATGGATGGCGAGGATGGCCGTGCCCGGGATGAGCCGGGTCGCCCCTTGCACGTCGACGACCGCGAACGGGTCGCAATGGTATCCCTCCCCGTCCACGGACACGAAGAACGTGCCCGGGATGACGGTCATGTCGGTGAACTCGCGCATTTTTCATATCCCCGCGTCGGCGATCAGATGCACCCCGAGCGTCCCGCCGACCGCGGTGCTCGCGTTGCCGGTGGCCGTTAATGAAACGGTCTCGGTGGTCAGGTTGGCGGTGGCTGTCGCGCTGCAATCGCCGGCCGCGGTCTCGTCCCTGACCTGGGCGTTCGCGGCGGATGGGTTGTAGGTGGTGATTCCAGGCGTGGCCCTCATCGACACTGGATGGCGAGCCACGACCAACTCGGCGGCAGTGCCGGCCTTGCCCGCGATCACTTGGATCTCACCGGTGTTGGCGCCGGCGCTCTGTGCCGGGGCCGTCCCATAGAGGAACGTTTTCCAGAAGTGCCGCTTGCATCCGAGCAGCATCTTCTCGATCGGCACACGCTCGAACGTACTAGCGAACACCCCAGATTCAAGCTGCACATCATCGATAGTGATGGAATCGTCCGCGCCAGCGGTGCCTACGGGGGTCCAGGTGAATTGAATTTCAGCCTGGGTGGAGGTAGTCGGCACGATGGCGGCGCTGGTGCCAGACAGCGTTCCCTGCACGCTCACCGCCAGATTTGTCGAAGCCGCCACGACGTTCGTCTCACCGGTGAAGCCTCCACCTCGTTTGCCGACGGAGCCGGTGCCAACGTAGAGCGTGGCCGTGATCGTGCCGCTCGCCGGCGACCAATTCGCGCCGGCCTTCACCACGGCACTGATCGTCACCTTGTTGCCGCGCAGCCTGACGACCTCGTCGGTGTCCAGCGGGAATCCGAACGTGTAGGCGCCCACGCCCGTCTGGGCGTTGTTGCGGGTCACCTTGCCGGCGAGGTTCGAGTTGTTCGTGAGGCCGGCGACCGCAGCGACGACGGATGCCTGGTTCGCCCCGGTCGTGACGTACCAGCGGTCGGCCGTGTACGCGGTCGTGGAAGCGGCAACGGCTATCGAGGAGCTTGATCCGGCCCCGCGCTGCCACACCTCGAAGCCACCGTTGTCGCCGAGGATGTTCCGCCATTGTCCCGGATCCGTGGCCGTGTGGGCGACGCTGTCAATGGTGATGAATGGGCACCAGTTCGTGCCGTCGTAGATGTTGAGGACGTATTGCGAAACCGTGGTATTCATCCACGTTTGACCCGCAACGGGCGAGTTCGACACGCTAGGCCCGAGGGTTGGCGCGGTGGTGCCGGAAAACTGGGATATCTGAGCGGCCCAGGCCGCGTTGATGTCCGCGGCCATGGCCGCGCCCGTGAGCGGGGAGCCAGGAAGAATAACTGCTGCTTGCGACATGGCATTTTGCCTTTCATAAACAGTGATTTGATCTCATATCCCCGCGTCCGCGATCAGGTGCACGCCCAACGTGTTACCAACCACCGTGCTGAAGTTGCCGGTGGCGGTCAATGAGACTGATTCCGTGGTCACGTTCGCGGTGGCCACGGCGCTGCAATCGGCCGAAGCCGTCTGATCCCTGACCTGGGCGTTCGTGTTGTTCGTGTTGTATGTCGTGATCGTCGGAGTACCCCGCATCGAGACTGGATGGCGAGCCACGACCAGCTCGGCGGCAGTGCCGGCGTTGCCGGCGATCACCTGAATTTCGCCAGTGTTGGCGCCCGATGGCGCAGCCGGGGCCGTCCCGTAACGGAATGACTTCCAAAAATGTCTCTTACATTCCAGCAGCATCTTCTCGATCGGCACACGCTCGAACATGCTCGCGAAGATGCCTACCTCAAGCTGCACGTCGTCGATCGTGATCGAGTCATCGGCGCCGGCGGTCCCGACCGGCGTCCATGTGAATTGTAACTCGCCTTGCGTCGCGTTGGTCGGCACGGTCGCGGCGCTCGTCGCCGACATCGGCGCCGGCGTGCTCACGGCGGGGTTGGCCGTGGCCGCCACGACGTTCGTTTCTCCGGTGAATCCGCCGCCGCGCTTCGCCACGGCGCCGGTGCCGACGTAGAGCGTCGCCGTGATCGTGCCGCTTGCCGGCGACCAATTCGCGCCGGCCTTCACGACGGCGCTGATCGTCACCTTGTTGCCGCGCAGCCTGACGACCTCGTCGGTGTCCAGCGGGAATCCGAACGTGTAGGCGGTCGTGCCGGTATTGGCATTATTGCGCTGCACTTTAGCGGCGAGGTTCGAGTTGTTCGTGAGGCCGGCGACCGCGGCGATGGTCGATGCCTGGTTCGCCCCGGTCGTGACGTACCAGCGATCAGCGGTGTATTTTGTCGTGGAGGCAGCAACGGCTATCGAAGCGCTCGACCCCGCGCCGCGCTGCCACACCTCAAACCCGCCATTGTCGGAGAGGATGTTCCGCCATGGTCCTGGGACGGTGACCGCGTGCGCGACCGTGTCGAGGCTCAGCAGCGGGCAGAAGTTTGCCCCGTCATAGATGTTCCATACATATTGGGAAACGGTCGTGTTCAGCCAATCCTGCCCGGCGACGAGCGCACTCGACGCGCCCGGGCCGAGGGTCGGTGCAGCGCTGCCGGAAAACTTGCTGACCTGCGCTGCCCAAGCGCCATTGATGACCGCGGCGGCAGCACCCAGGGTGAGCGGGGAGCCAGGGAGAATGACTGCGGCTTGCGACATTTTAATGCTTCATGTCATAGGCACAAATAAATCGTTCCCAAAGCGGTCGGCTGCATCACGTTCACCGCCGTGGACGACCCGCCGGACGCCACGGTGATGCCGGTCACGCTATTTCCCGTAGTGGCGCCGCCAGTGCCCGCGTTTTGTGTGCCGCCCGTTTGCGCCACGGTGCCTTGCGGAGAGTTATAGGAATGATTGTGCCCGGTGCCGCTGTTGGGCTCGGTGATGGTCCAGTTGACGCTGGGCAGGTTGCCCTGGACCAGCGTCACGGTCTGGCCGCCTCCGGTCGCCATCGCCGAGACGCCGTCCGGCGACATCGTCAGGCTGGTCAGCCGGGAAGCGGCCGAATTGCCCATGTCGTCGAGCCCGGCCATCACCCTGCCGCGGAGGTCGGGAAGACCGATCGCCTTGTTGGCGTTCCAATCGGCGACCGCGGACGCGCCGCGACCACCACCGACCGGGCAGATGGTGTTCGACAAGTTGTTCCACAGATAGGCGAACAGGTTGAACGCCGTGCCGCTCGCCAGCTCCGTCGCTCCGGATGACGCAGAGCCGATCGTCAGCGCGTTGGCCCGGACCGCCCCGGTAATGGAGAGGTTCTTCGTCGGCATCCAGAATGCGGCGCCCGTCGGCAGCGTGAATCCCGGCAGGTTGAGACCGCGCACGTAGCCCCAGATGACCCAAATGTTGCCGCCCTGATATACGGCCGTGCAACTGTCCCCTGGCTGGGTCACGACGTTGGCCAGCCCTGGCGTGATGATGAGCGCGGCGTTGTAGGTGAGCGTCAACGTCCCGGAGAATTGGAGCTTTCGCTCCTCGCCGACCGTGGCGGCGGTGCCGAAGCTCGTGATGGCCGTGGTGCCGCTGATCGTGATGAACGTCTGCGGACTCGCCCCGATGTTCACCGTCGCCGCCGACGCCAGCGTCGCCATACCGCCGCCCATCTTGGGCAGCCAGTTCGAGTTCGCGACATCGAGCGTGCCGGCCTTGTCCCAATTCACGCCGTCATAGAAGTTCAATACCGGGAAATTGACATTCGTGGTGTTGAACCAAGTCTGGAATTCCTGAGCCACATTGCCGGGACCGTTCGCCGGCATCGATGCCCCGGCGCTCTGCGTGGCCAAAGCATTGTAGGCACCGTTCATCAGACCAGCGAACGTCACCATCGAGAACGAGCCGCCGGTCGGGACGTTGTAAGATGCTTGTGACATCTGGTTCCTCTGCTAGTAGCCCGCGAACTCGATGTTGATCGTGCGCGCGACCGGAGAGCCGCCGTTTGTAACCTTCACGACCGCTCCGGACAAGGTGAGGCTCGTCACCGTGAGAAGGTCGCCGCTCGCCTCGTTGAGGATGCTAGCCTGCCAGGTCGGCAGGCCAGGGACCGCTTGGCCCCCGCCCGGACCGCCGTTGAACGCCGCCGGCGCGCTGGCCCCGTCCGGCTGAAACATCACCGTTAGGCCGCCCGAAGTCCCGGGCACGGACACGCCGATGAGATGGTCGATCCGGGACGGGATATGCACCGCGTAGGTGAACGCGGACGCCGCGGCGGCCGTGAGAGGATCCACAGACTGCAGATACATCTGCATCGCGAACGCCTGACCGACGTAGAATCCGGCGCGGTAGCGCTGCCAGCCGGTCGATGTCGAGCTGTAATAGTGATAGATGTCGAGCACGACCGCAGCGTACATGTCCGGGATCAAGTATAGATCCCCGGTGAACACTCCATCCGACGAAATGTTGATATTGGGGAAGGCCGTGGCGAACTTGTTGGCCGTCGAGCCGAAAATGTCGGTCAAGCTGAAGACGTCGGTGATCGTGAATATGTTTTGGCCGACGATGATGCCGCTCGATGTCCAAGAGCAGTCCACGAGGCACCCCACGCTCCGCCCAACATCGATGATATGAGAGCTCGGGATGGTGTACGTTCCGGACACAACCATGTTGAGGTCGATGAAGTAGAAGTCGATCACCGCGTAGATATCGGGGATCACGTAGACGTTGCTCGGGTCTGACC